AAGTATTTCTATTGTATCTTCAATGGAGAGTTGTTGAATATTATATTTTTGTTTTTCTGTAAGTGCCATTGTTACTGTATTACATGATTATTTACGTCTGTAAAGTGCGCTTATACATATGTTAGCAACAACCCTAAAAGAGCCGCTGCTGTGCCGAGAAGTTTTTAAAACGCTTTTCTTGCTTCTCGTAATAATGTTCGTTTATTTCAAATCCTACAAAGTTGAACCCGCCTTTATACGCTGCTATTCTTGAACTTCCACTTCCTAAATGGGTATCTAAAATCAAATCCCCCTGCTTTGCGTAATTCTGCAAAATCCAACTATAAAGCATTTCAGGTTTTTGAGTTGGGTGAAATCTGCCCCCTTGCTCGTTATTTTTAGCAAGTGCCTTTCCTCTACTCATTTCAAATATTCGTAAGGCTTTGTTAAAACTTGTCCATGCAAGTTCCCCATCGGCAAGGCTAAAATCTCTTTGCCCTTTATCCCACATTACCCAACCCATTGATGGGGGCAGATATTCCGTAAAGTAATTGCCACCCCACACAATTTGATTTTTAGATACCCTAAACAACTGCTCCCAATATTCAAAGGTTGGTATTTCATTATCCCAATCAGTATCAGCGTATAATTTCCAACCTCTCCCAGCTTTGCTTTTACCTTCTGCTTTTATTCTTTGCATAGCAGCGTTATTTTGGGCTTTATCTGCTCCAATTCCATAAGGCGGGTCAACTATTGCCAAATCAAAGTAATTATCTGCAAAGCGTTTTAAACCCTGCACACAATCCTCGTTAAAGACAATAGAAAAAGGGCAGTTGCTAACATCGGGTATAACCAATGGCGGGTTTTCTGCTATTTGAAAGTTATTTGCTTCGTTCATTCTGTATCGTATTTTGAAAGTTTTGTACTCGTAATCCGCCACTGGTCATACCCGCAGCCGTTATGCACAAGTTTAAGACCGTGCCAATTTTGAGAGCCATTGCGAATAAATTTCAGTCGCTATGTTTGCTGTCATTACAGGCGGAACGCTCATTCCGATTAAATACTGAGGGTTGTTAAATTCCAAGTGGTTGTAATCAATAGGATAACTACCTATTAAGCTAACTGTGTTTTTATCAATCAACGTATTTTCATCAAGCCAATATCTATTTATGTCTGTCGCTATTGTGTTGCTTGCTCTATTCAAGTCTAACATTACATCGCCAAATCTATCTTCTGAATAATTTTGACTTTCTTTTTTTGCAATACCTTTTGCAAATTGCTTTATAGGTATTTCCGGCTCATTAAAATTCAATTCCAATTTAGGATTAACCGTAAACAAATCTTGCTGATACAAAAAAGGTTCAGCTAAATCTTTACGTAAACAAATAAAAAACACTCGCTCACGTCTTTGAGGTACACCCATTTTTGAAGCATCTAAAAGCCAATGTTGGCAGTAATATCCTGCTTGGTCAAACTCACGGTATATTTGTCTTACATATTTCTTCGCTTCGCCTAAAAGCAACCCTTTCACATTTTCAGCAACCACAACTTTCGGCTGTAATTTCTTCGCCAAATCAATAAAATCAAAAAACAAAGTATCTAAAACTTGCATCGCTTGACCTTCTCTAAAAACCTTATCTTTACCCCAGTCTTTTTCTCTATTTCCAGCCATTGAAAAACTGCTACAAGGTGGTGAACCGTCCAAAATATCAAGGTTGTATAATTCCTTTGGTAAATCCTTTCTAAGTTTAAAGGTTTGTATCGGTTCTAAATAGCTGTATTTGGGGTTGTGGTTAGTTCGGTATGCTTCCATCATTTTAGGGTCAATCTCATTGCATCCTATCACATCAAACCCCGCTAATTTGTAACCCATTGTTGAACCACCACCACAAGCAAAGCAACTAAATACTTTGCCCTTATCCTTTGTAAAGTTGGCATCTTTCAAAGTCCAACGATAAGGAAAACGATGAGAAAAAACCTGTGCATAACCCGGTATATAACCAATAGCGGGGGCGGTGCTGTTTTGAAGTTCTGTGCTTTCTATATTCATTCTACTAATTTGATAAGTTATTACTATTTAATCCGCTACTGGTCATATACCCAACGTTAGCCGCAACCCTAAAACGGTAGTTCGTCAGGTTCGTCACCTAATCGAAATTTCCATTTAGTGTTTTGATAGCGTTCAATAAGTGAACCTATTTCTCGGCCAAGCGATTCCTTAGCTATTTCAGCAAATAAAGCCTTTTGATAGTGAGTATTTCCGTTTTTCATCACATCGTAAAGCATCTGTACTGCTCTTAATTGAGCGATTTGAAAAGATATAAGTTGCCTGTACTCTTCCCGGCATTCCCTGAATTTGTTTTCCAGGTCATTAAGTTTTCGTTGTTTTTCTTCAACCTTCTTATTTAATGATTCAATCATTTCAACATCAGAAGGGCAGCGGCTAACATCGTGTAGCTGCAATGGCTGGTGTTGTTCTTCGTTTGACATTTTGTAAGTATTTTAAAGTTTATAATTCTAATTATGCTTTTCGGTTACTTGCCGCCACTGGCAGCTACACCCACCGTTACCGCCAATTAAAAAGACGGCACTACTTCAATTTCAGACTGACACTTTAAGCATTTACCTTTTGGCAATAATGGCTGTCCGTATTTTTTGTGGTTATGCCAATCTTGGTCATATCCTTCTGTTAACATAAGTTTAAATCCACACTCAGATTCAAATTGAACTCTTGGATATGGAATGTTTTTAGGTTGCGGGTTTGATTTTTTATATTTACACATAATCTATATATTTTTTTAAGTTAATAAAATGTTCACTATCTTTTAAATTTAATGGTTCTTTGTTTATAAAGTCAAAAGATTCAATTTGAGCAACAAGGCGTTTTGAATGTTCTGCCATTTCCTCAATAGTTTTGTTCATTTTTTCCATAATATTTTTTACAGGCGAGCATCCTGTGAATCCTCCGTAAAATTCACCATCAGCATTAAAATAATCTGATTTAATTTCTTGAAATTCCAAATAATTACTCATGACTTTTAAAATTAACTGGCGGTAACAAAGGCTAAAAAACATAGCCTGACAAGTTCCTGCCTATTTTGAAACGTGATTACAAGGCTACGTTTCTTAGCCTCAACCGTTATGCGCCATTTACCCTGCGCACAATTTCTTCATATAATTCTCTTTTATTTTGTTGCAACTTAATTTCTTCTAATGTCATTTGTGGATGTTCATAAGCAAACCAACATACTATTTCATTATCAATTTCTAATCCGTAATTAATCATTTCCCATCCTGGGTGTTTTTTATCTCTATTCACGTCTTTTACAATTCTAAAATTAAAACGTCGCATAACAGCAAATAAATCCAATACTCGCTGCGCAATAAGTTCAGCCCTTTCGGGTTCCATGTTAAATCCTACTATTTCGATAATTTTTTCTTTCATAATCGTACTATATTTATTTGCAACACGTTATGCAACATTTAAAGTATAACGCTTACCATATTTTGAACGGGCATATTCGTGAGCGTCTAAGTAAGTGCCTGTAAATTCATCAGAATGATTCCAGTCATTTTTTTGTTTGTTCCAAGTGATGTAGTCATCAGCATAAATTAAAAAACGTTGCATAACATCGGCTATAAAATCATTGCCGTGTTCGTGCTTATCCGAAGTTTTGTTCTCTTTATTCATTTTATTTTTAATTTGAAAGTTAGGGCGTTTTACTCGGCAACGCTTCATAGCCGTAATCCGTTAGCTGCAAGTGCTACGTTCCAGTTTTAATTGAAGGTTCGTGCATATCAGCCGTAATAATATTTTTTTCTCCCACCCGCTCTTTTGAAATTTCGTACATATCAAAATCATTCTCAATTCCAATATAGTTTCGGTTTAATTCAAAGCAAGCAAGTCCAGTTGTGTTACTTCCGCAAGTATTATCAAGTACCCAATCATTTTCATTTGAATATGTTTTTACAAGATATTTAATCAACTCCAGCGGTTTTTGTGTTGGATGTAATGCTGATTTCTGTTTATCAGTTGCAAAGGTCAAAACACTTTTCGGGTAGCGTTCGGTACTATCATAAGTTGTCAATCCGTGTTCACCGTAATTGGTTGTCTTTTTTGAGTTTCGCTTATGCTTTGCTGTGCTTACCTTCCTTTTGTGTCCAGTCGTTTTTTGTGGGTTATATGTTGGTAATTTCTTGTAAAACACCAATATATCTTCGTGGCTTCTTAAGGGCATTCTTTTAGCGTTCAAATGTCCTGTTGGTGTGGTTTTCTGCCATATCAAGTTATATCTATGTAGCTTCTCATTTGAAAGCATCAACCTTGCAGAAAATTTATCTTGTCCAAAAAGAACTATTGCACCATTTTCAACTATTACTCTTTCGTATTGCTCCCAAAGCAAATCCAAGTCAATTAATGAATCCCATTTATTTTTAGTCACACCATAGGGTAAATCACAGCAGATTAGGTTTATACTCTGGTCAGGTATTTGCTTCATCATCTGAAGGCATTCACCATACCAAAGGATGTTTTTGTTTTTTTCAAAACCATTTTTGCCACCGCTCAAAAAAATATTATTACTACGTTCGTTTTTCATATTAAAGTTTTGTTTTTAAAATCCGCACCAGACAGCTAACACGGTATATAAAAAATAGCCCATGAAAGGTTCGTGCGTTGTTCAAAGTTTGCGGTTGGGCTACTTTTCATATACCCATCCGTTGTGCGCAATACTACTCACACAACTTGCTGAATCTTAATTCTGTTATATCAACTGTTTTTGGCCCATCATAGGTTTTTGCACGAATAGAGTTTCCCCATTCAATTATATCTTTCAAACTATCAGTGTCATTAAAAATTTTCGTGTGTCCTACGTCTTTTATTTCTTCGTAAGAAACTCTTTCAGTATTAAAAACTGTTACTGCAAATTTCATAACCGTACTGCGCACAACACATTATATAAAACAGTGGGGTGTCATACGTCTTTTTAGCCCACCTGCCTTGTTGTTAGTTTATTACGATGCGAAAATGTAAGGCTTTAAATCCCCACCGTTTCATATAATCAACCGTTAGCAGCAATAACTACCGACCACCTTCGACATAGTGTTCACGTATTTCTTCCGCTGCATCTTTTTGAGCATCAACCGCCCCTTCTTGATAACACTTTTCAGCAAAATCACGAAGGATAGTTGCACTTGCTTCTAAGTTTTCAGACTGCATCAAAAGTTCTGCTAACTCATAAATTTCTTTTTCTTGTTTTGACTGTTCCATTTTTTTTAATCCGTTACTGCTGCTAACAAGGTATTGGCAATACCCGCTGGACAGCTTGTTTATAATTTAAAGTTTCTAAGTGCGGGCATCGCCAATACCCGACCGTTAGCCACAAGTGCTACATTCCGTTTTCAATTCAAGTTCATCTTTTGTAAGCGCAAAAAATAAATTCTGCAATTGATGAACAGATTTAACTAATATTGAATAATTCGGGTTCATTCTGGACATAAACTCACCAGTGACTAAATTTCTATGAATGTTAAAAATTATCGGATGTTTCCGTAGTATAAACTCGTTTGGAGTTTCTTCAATAAATCCAAATTTTGTAAGCCATTCTTCATCTAATTCAATTGGGGCTAAATCAAAATATTTGTCTTTTTCCCAAGGATGCACATACCCTTTTACTTTCAATTCAAAACCATCTTGTGTAATTTCAATCCCTTCAATTGCCCCAACATTTCCCCATCCTTTGCTTGTAAGTAAATTTCCAATTCTAAAATTTTTTGCTTCCATTTCGTTTTCAAATTAAGTTTATTACTAATTGACCGCACCAGATGGCTAACAAGTGGTATAAAACAAAACCTCTGGTTGCTTAGTCGCATTGTTCAGGCTGTGGTGGTGTCGGTTTCGATTTCATACCACAAGCCGTTAGCGGTAATATGGGCTAAGGTCAATGCTATTTTCAACCTCGTTTCCCCACGCATCCCAACCCTTCGCACTCTGCCTTGCAAACATTTCTAATTTTGTTTGTGTTGGAAACATAAGTTCAATTCTATTTCTTATTTCAGTTGGTTTAGCAGAGTGTTTTCCACGCATTTCAGATAAAAACTGACGAACATTTCTTGCCCCTCTTGGAGTTGGTATTTTACCCCGCCTTCCAACTAAACATATTTCACATTCGCTCATAGTATAATGTCCAGGGTTAGCCCTTTGTTTGTGCCAAATAAAAGCTATTGTGCTATATTTAAAGCCCCATTTTTTCATAAGTTCAATTCCATCATCAAGCATCGGGCTAACCACCCACATAAACAGCATAGAGTTTTTATCTGAAATGCTCCCCAACGGCAACCCACCCAACTCAGCAATAGTCATCGTTCCATAATGGGTGTTAAGCTCCCCATTCAAAATACTTGTTTTTGCAAGGCTTTCTTTGGTCTTATATTGCCAAGCTGGATCTGCGTAAATTATTTCGTATTTTTTCATCTTTTGTACTTCTAATCCGCCCATACATACCGCTAACAATGCGTATAAGTAATGGCGGTTTTTGTGTTAATATTTAAGTTTAGTTCTCTTTTCAATCTTTGTGCTTTACGAAAGGTAGTTGCATTCTATCCGCCACTACTCATACGCTCGTCCGTTAGCCACCATACTCAAGAAACTCCACAGCTTCTTTTAATGGTAGATAATTTTGTTTCGAAACTATGATACTATCCCACGCACCATATTTGCATTTATAACCAAATATGTATTTAAAAGCAACCAATACCCGTTTGAAAATATTACGGTATGTGATTAAGTGTGGACAAAGTATCACTTCTCTATATCCTTCTGAAAAATCTTTGTCTTTATGTATTATTATTTGATGCTCCGCCGACCCGCAATCACATAAAAGTACGGTGGCTAACACACAGTCATCAGCAATATTTGCCGTGCCTTGTGGATTATTTTCTGCTAATTTTGTCATTTGTGTTTAAAATTAAATTTAGTGAAGCAAATACTGCTGATACCGTCAAACGTTAGCGTCCAGTTTGCGATTGACATTTATCGCAGTAAACTTTTTCGCCATATATTTCAGCTACTACACCGTCTACGCAATGCGGATTATCGCAAACCGTATCGCTAACATGCGGTATAGGTAATTTGCCGTTCTTTGTTCGAGTGTAATCTGCCAACGCTCTGAATACTTCTGGGTTTAAAAACACATTATAGTTTCCAATATGTAAGGCAAGAAGATATTTTTGCCCTTCGGTACTTTTAATAAGTTCCTCTACTTTTTTCCCTTTGTATTTCCCTTTGTTTATTTGTGTATTCAATGAATAATATGCCATCGCTCGTATTTTTAAGTTAAGTATTTCAATTCAAGTCCGGTGCGGTGCGTTGGGCAAACATACCCATACCGCCAGCCTTGTTGTGTGCAATGGGCTAAATCCGTTTTTCAAATCAACATTTCTGCTAATAATCAAAAAAGAAAAAGCCCACGCTCACAAAAATTTAAGCCAATTGTTTACCTTCTACATTTCTCTTTTTACGGTCAGACGTTCTTTTTTCTAACCACATCAAAGATTCTTGAAGTTTAGTAATTACAATTGCATTTTCACGGCAAGGGAATTTTCCTTGTAAGTAGTTCATTCGGTCAATTAAGACTTCAAGAAGTTCCTCGTTAGTTGTTCCATCATTTACCGTTTTCAATTCGGTTGTGCCTTCAATTGGCGTTTTCTCAATGAATTGGATTTCTTGAGTGTTTTCAGCGTTCTCAAAACCGCTTAATTGGTACTTGTGACCTTCTGTTAATACTTTCATTGTATCAGATTTATATAAATGGGTACTCTATAAAGTTTTCCCCCTCCCTTTTTTCTTTTTTGTTCAGTATTTCAAATAAAGTTTAGTACTAAATCACCGCCCACAGACACACAACAATGTATAAACGGCATTAAAACGACCGTTTATACTAACCGTTAGGCAACATACTACCATTGCCCTTGTTTTATAATTATCACCTTACTGTCAGGATATTCTTTTTTGCATTCTTCAATGCTTTCAAATACAGGTATCCAATATTTACCCATCCCTGGATATGTTGTAATTGGTAGTTTAACACCAAAATTATCTACATTTAAAGATTTCCAACTCATTACCAATTCAGGTAAATAAAGTACGTTGCCTAACACAGTGTCAACCGCAATAGCGGGTTCTGTGGTTTGCGAAGTGTTCTGCTCTTTATTCATATTCGTATAATTTGATAGGTTATTACTTTCTAATCCGCTACATGCGGTTACACTCAACGTTATGTGCAATAAACCTCCTCAATAAGCCCAACCCCTGCCGGAGGCCGCACAGCATATACCAGCCGTATATGCAATGCTTCAAATCCATTCCCACCGCACATGTTGGGCTTGCCATACGCTCACGGTTTACAGCACATAACAACGTGTATATGCCATAAAAAAAGCTATTGAGTTCATGTTTCATATTGTAGTTCGGGTAAGGCATTTGAATTTAAAACCCCCACGCGCATGAAAGACAAGATATGAGCAATAACATCAACAGTCCAACCATCACCAAGTAAACACGCTGCGTCATTACGTTTCAAAATTGAGGTGTATCCTTCGGGTACAGTTTGTAGTCTTTCTAATTCAGTTTGTGTAAAGTATCTCAATCCTTTTTGCCAATCTAAATCAGGGCTTTCAAATACCACAGTTGTAAATCCTGTATCAGAATATCTATGCCACATTTTTTCAAGTGTCCGTAATGGTCGGCTATCACTTTCAAGTAATGCTCTGCTTTTTTCTCTATCAGTATATCCACTTTCTAAAATGTGTTTAAGTAGTATTCCTTTATCTTTTGGTTGTGGTATTACACACTTACGGCTACCAAATAAGTCGAAGTATTCCGGACCTACGTTTGTCCAATAAAGGCGGTCACGTAATTGAGCAGAAATCAAAGCCGAATTAATCCTTACTGGTTCGGTTTTCATGTAGTTGCTAATGGTGAAATAATCAGCATCACTCATCACTACATTTTCAAGTAGCCAATAGGTAGGATTTAATTCAGCTTTTAGCCGTAAGTATTCAAAGAAAAGCCCTGATTTAATCCCATTCAATCCATCACGTATTGCATTACCCCTGCTAAAATCCTGACAAGGTGAGCCACCTATTAGCAAGTCTATTTTTGGAAATGACTCACCGTGTAGTTTTGTAACATCACCTACCTGGATTGTATCAGGGAAATTGTGTTGAGTTACTTTTATGGCGTGTGGTTTAATCTCAGAGGCAAAATAGTTTTTAACTTTTACACCAAGTTTCTGCAATGCAATTTGCCCACACGACATCCCATCGAAAAGAGATAGTACATTAATTCCCTCCCCTTCGGTTTTAAATTCAAATGCCTTTAGTGCTTCGTTCATAGTTTGGTGTTAGCTTTTTTTACGTCATATACACTTGATACATTACCAGCAATGTTAAAACAGCTTTGGTGGCTTACGTTCTACGGTGCAAATTGTATCATTGTGGCTACCACCGTGAGCAACCAATAACACTTCGATTAATTCAGTGCCTCGTTTTTTACCCACACCCGAACTATTCCACCCAAAGCACATTACAATCCCGTTTGGTTTTAGTATTCGACTAATTTCGTTTATGTGCTTTGTTCTCCAACTGCTTTGCGTGGTTTCCATTGTAACAGGTATTCCAACATTTTTATAGCATTCGCTTACCTGCCTTAATGAATATGGTGGGTCATAAAAAACGAAATCAATTGAATTATCCTCAAACTGCTTTAAAAAATCAACAGCGTCTAAATGGTAATCCGTATCGTATTCAGGGTTTAAATCATTGGTAATTTTTGCTAATTTGCATTTGTTCGCAAATGGGTCTATGCTTACCATTTCTTTTTTCAAATACTTTGCTAGTGTCTTTTTCATTCCACTACATTTTTACAATTCAAACATATCCAATGTTTTTCTATCACATTATAGATCATATTACCCATACAATCAGGGCATGGTTTGACTATGAGAACTTCAACAGGGACGTTCAGCAGGCTTGCTATTTTTTCCATATAAATATTATCCGGCTGTATTTTATTTGTGCAATACCGGCTTATTGTTTCATCGCTACGGTTAAGCTGTTTGGACAGCCATACCTGCGTTCTGCCCTGCTCAATTAATACTTCTTGTATTCGGTTCATTTTATCGTTATTTTACTATGATTACATTTCCACTCATTCCGACTATAATAATCCTATCTTCGCCGGTAACACTTGTTTTGCGGACGACAAGACCTTCTTCATCAGCCTTACAACTTATTCTTAGATCACCTATTTCAAACCTTATTGTTGTCCCTTCCGGTAACTCAGGCTCTTGCTCGTCATTCATTTTTAATAAAATCTTCAATGATAGTTTTCATATTTTAATATTTCCTACAAATATACACAATAAATCAATAACTGTATAAAAAATGTGGAAAATTCTTTGCACAATCAAAAAAATGACTATCTTTGACCTTGAATTAGAATTTACATAATGACAACCACAACAATATTAATTGAAAAAAGTAGGATACAAATACTGGAAAAAGCCTGCAATGAACTAAATATTGAATACAAAGGCACTGAACCTTATGAAAGTAGTAAGCTCGCCAAAGCCGTTATTTCATATACTTATGATTCAATGTTATTTCAATTAGGGCAAATGGTACAATTGCTTGCACAAATGGCATAAAATCATTAAATTCAAATAACTTTAATTAAACAAATAATAAATTATGAGCTTCAGTAATCCAAGAGTAAAAAATCCGACAGTTAAATTCTTAGAATTTAAAGGAGAATCGGGAACATTTCAGTATTATGATAAAGAAACTGAAAAGAACATCACACTGCCCTTACCAATTTACTTTGTAGTTCTTGATGAATTGCATACCGTTAAAGGGTACAACAAGAACTATAAAGCCGGTATTGTTTCAAATGAAGTAAGAAACATCAAAGAAGAACTTCTTTCAGTAAGGGTCTTTAAAACCGACATCAAGTTAGTAGGAACCTGGGAAAAGATCAAAGGAGAAGTTGAAAGAATACAGGGACACTATTCAAAGTCAGTTTATGCAGGACTTATTGTAAAAGACAAACCTATGGAACTTGTTAATTTCCAGTTTCACGGTGCAAGCCGTTCCCCTTGGTTTGATTACAAAGGAGACAAAGAAAAATTTGGAGTTTCGGTACTTGAAACTGTTGAAGATAGTAGTGGATCCGTTTCTTTCAAAAGACCTGTGTTTAAAGCAGTAAAATTAAGGGACATCGACATTAAACAGGCTACAGAACTTGACCGGCAACTTCAGGAATACCTTAAACATTACTTCTCTCAGAAAGAAGAAGAAATTGTAAATTCAAGCATTGAAGATGTACAGGATGTAAAATACGATGATACGAAAACGGATACTGAAACAATGTATTCGGATATTGACCAGCGATTTGAAGAAAAGAAAAACACAAAAACAACACCTGATGGAGCAGATGACTTACCATTCTGATAATCAAGTAATTAGCGGATTACCAGAAAAAGCAAGTTCACAACTAACAGTATTACCGTCAAATAAAAGTCAGATAAATACTTTTGTTGAACGGTTCAGAGCCGAACTCGATGCAGGGTATATTAACCCACTTGATGTTGCTATTCAACTTAAGGCAATGGAAGAACTCATTAAGATACTCCGGGCTGATGAATTAGTCCGTGACAGAATTATGACGGAAGTTGAAAAAGATCCACAGAAAGTATTTTCATATAAGGGTGCAAAAGTTGAAAGGGCAGAAACCGGAGTTAAATATGATTTCTCCGGGTGTAATTCAAGCGTACTGAATGATCTTTACGCTAAGAGGAAAGAACTACTCGATCAGATTAAAAAGACTGAGGACGCTTTGAAAACGATTGAAAAAGCGGAAACGGAAACTTACGATAAGGTTACAGGTGAGAAAATTAATCCACCGGTAAGAACTTCAAATTCGTACGTGAAAATTACGCTTGGTAAGTGATCGTAAAATTACATCATGGAAGAAAAAGTAATACATCATGGAAGAAAAATTTTTATTAGCCTTTGACAAGATCCTGAAATTGACATTTCATTTTTATTCACAGAATGATAATTTCTGTTCAAAACAACAGCTCAGGGAAACTAACCCAATTGCATTAGCAAGATATACCGCAATAAATATATTTTATAAGTATGTTCAAAACCGGTTATCTAAAAAAATCATTGCTAATCGTGTCAACTACGGTAGTCATGCTTCTGTTTTTATAGGTATTAAAAAGGTTGATAATTATTGCTCGGTTTATTATAAAGAATCCGTGTATTTAAAATATCTGTGTTTAAAAGCATATAAGATACTTCAGCCTTTAGTATATGAGTTTGATTCGTTAAAATCAAAACAACCAATAGATAGAATTGTTGATGAAATCCTTGAAGAAAGACAACAAATCAATATAGGTCTGTACAGAAAAACAGCAATAAGGTTATTATTAGGACTACCAAAAGATTAAGTATATGATACAAGCACTTTCAATCCTATTAATTGTCTGGATTATTTTGATAATCCTTTGCTTTTCTTGGTATCTCTACATAGGGATAAGGTTTTTGTGGTCTATGTTCAGGAGGATTTTTGGGGACGATGAAATTTTATAATTTATGCCGTAAAACCAACCGATCTTCAGTCGGTTGGATGTAAGGCATGGTTAATAATCTTATACAAAGATAACAATTAATATAAAAATTGTATATTTGCAATATGTTAAAAGCGTTTAAATATCGTTTGAATCCTACAGCACCACAAGCTGAGTTAATCAATAAACATATTGGTTGCGCTCGCTTTGTGTATAACAATGCTTTGGCTTTTAAACAATCAGAATACGCTAAAGACAAAACCAACCATTCTTGGTATAGCCTTGTTAAACGACTCCCTGATTTAAAAAAAGAAAATGAATGGTTAAAAGAAGTTAATAGCCAGTCTTTGCAACAATCTATTGTTAATATGAACACTGCTTTTGAAAACTTCTTTAAGGGGCGTACTGATTTCCCTAAATTTAAGAAAAAGGGTAGAGGAAAACAGTCTTTCAATATTCCACAAAGTATAAAAATTGATAACGACAAACTTATTATTCCTAAGTTTAAAAAGGGTGTTGATATTGTATTACATAGGCAGATAAAGGGAGAAATAAAACAAGCTACGATAAGTAGAACGCCAACAGGTAAATATTTTGTATCTATTCTTTGCGAAACTGGCGAGGTAGAAAAACAATCAAAACCAGTTAATGAAGAAACAACAGTAGGGGTGGATTTAGGAATTAAATCTTTTCTTGTTGCCTCAAATGGCAAAGAATACGACAATCCAAAGTACTTACGTAAATCAATAGATCGCTTAAAATACCAGCAACGACAATTTTCAAGACACAAATCAAATAAGCGTAAACATCGGTTAGCTATTCTACATGAGAAAGTAGCCAACCAAAGAAAAGACTTTTTGCACAAGGTCAGTACAGAGTTAATAAGAGAGAACCAATCTATTGCTTTGGAAGACTTAAATATTTCTGGAATGTTAAAGAACCACTGTTTAGCAGGTTCAATTTCTGACGTATCATGGGGAATGTTTGTTGCTATGCTTGAATATAAAGCAAAATGGAACGGTGTAAACATTCTAAGGATTGGGAGATTTGAACCAAGCTCTAAAACATGTTCAGCGTGCGGATACATTAACAAAGAACTTACACTCAAAGACCGTGAATGGGTTTGTCCTGAATGTGGTTCTGTTTTTAATCGTGATCTTAACGCTTCCGTTAATATTAAAAATTTCGCATTAAATAAATTGTGTACGGAACATACACTTAAAAATCATGGTACGTTGCCTTCGTTAGAAGGAGCTTTGACCCATGAAGCCCATCCCATCGCTTTAGCGTGGGTGGGTAGTTCACAAAATGGAGCATAAATAATTCATAAATGGCATACAGATACACAAATACAGATAAATGGTCGGACTGTTGGTATTCCAATTTAAAACCTATGGAAAAACTGCTTTTTAACTATTTATGTGATAATTGTGATATAGGTGGATTCATTGAACTGAATGTGAAAAGATGGGCCACAGATATTGTTACTACAAATATTATAATTGAAGGGGCTTTAAAGGGGCTTCAAAGGGGCTTAACATATTCTATAACAGGTGATTGTTTGTATATAAATAATTTTTTAAAACATCAAAAAAACCTTCCATTAGACCCTATAAAAAATCCGTCTCATAGAGGAATTGTAAGGCGATTTGAACAATATTCTATGAAGTTCGGGATTGCCAATATTGACGCCTTTATCAAAGGGGCTTCGGAGGGGCTTCGGAGGGGCACAGGTAATGGTAATGGTAAAGGTAATGGTTTAGGTAAAGAAGAAGATACTAAGTTAAGTAGTAGTAATGACAGATTAGAAAAATATAAGATAAAGGAAATTTATTCTCAGAACGCAGAAGTTAACAAAGCCTTTATTGAATACCTTACTTTAAGACCAAAATTAAAATGTCAAAACTCTGATCGTATTTCCGATAGATTATTAAAAAAATTAAAAGAGTATGCTAAAACTCCTTCTGATGCTATTGAAATAATAAACAAAGCAATTACTTGTGGTTGGAAAGATTTTTATCCTTTAAGTGATGCAAAGTAAAGTAGATAAATTGATAGAATTATTCGATAACTTTCAATCAGAAAGACAGAAGAATTATGCCATTAAGCTACTGTCTGGATTGGTAGATGTTATTAATAACCAATCCGATGATATAGATAAACTTATATCAAGGAAATTCAATATACTTCCCGGTGAAGTAGACACAGAGCTTGATAAATACATTTTAGTTCTTGGCATATACGATTATTGCCAAAGTGATTTCAGGCTAGTTAATTACGAGACTTTAAAATTTTTATTTGATAACAGGTTACAGCTTACTAAAAAGCCCTCTGTGGAAAATATTATTCGTATCCAAAACATAATTATGCAGTTTGAATTTGAGTACGATAGGAAACCTAATGATATTAATGAATTAAAAGAATACATTGCAAAATGCAGTTAAAGATTAACATTCCTGAGAATGTAAAGGAAATAGATATAGCTGAACTCATTAAAGAGGCTACCGTTCAATTTGGAGATAAATTTCAAAAACCAGAGCCTTGCATAACTGTAATTGAAGGGGCTACAGAAAAATTGTTTATGAATTATGGTGGAATTTCAGGAATTTTAGGTAAGCAGAAAAGCCGTAAAACATTTCTTCTTAGTTTGATTATGAGCGCGGCAATTAAAAACGGAATAGTTGATGAGCATTTAAGAGGTCATACTTTTGGTAAAACTCATTTTTATATAGACACTGAGCAATCAAGGTATTATGTTAACAGAATAGCTTATAGGATATGCAGAAAATTAGGATTGGATAAACACCCTGATAATCTGAAAATATTGTCCGTTAAAGGATATTCACCAGAGGACAGGGTAAGGATATTGGAATATGTGATTGATAATACTGAAGAACCTGGATTGATAATACTTGATACACTTCATAGGTTTATTTATGATTTTAATGATCTTAAAGAGTGCATAAAACTTCTTAATAAACTTTTAGCATTGGCAGACAGAAAGAATTGCCATTTTGCTTGTGTATTGCACATAAATCCATTACGTAAAGGAGATGAGGAAAAGCCAAGAGGTCATTTAGGCACTGAACTTCAAAATTTAGCAGAATCAACAATACTTATAAGTAAACATAGGGAAAATAAAAATATATCAGTTGTCACTCCAAGAGATTTCAGGGATATTGAAATAAATGAATATTGGCTTTGTATTGATCAATACGGAATACCATATTTAACAGAATCGGAAAATAAAACCAATGAAGAAGATTCATTCTAAACCCGACGCCTATCAATTAGGCTTAGACGGCAAGACCGCCTATCAGAGGATAATAGAACGGATAGAATCTAAGATAGCCGTACAGGAGAGTGAAATATTAGAAACTATTAGCATTAAAAAATTCATAAGCTTTTCGGCAAGGAAACCCATTGGTCAGCTTTGCTGCCGATGGAAGGAATTGTCGCTCCATAATTAAATTGTTTAACAAAATTAGTAATTATTTTTCTTATATGTGAAATTATTTCGTATCTTTGTGCCATGAAGTTGACATTGAAAATAAAGCTTTTGCCTGCCGATGAACAGGCTAACTTGCTTCTCGACACGATGAAGGAAGCTAATGCTGTTTGCAATGCCATTTCTGATGTGGCTTGTGAGAAGCGTATTTTCAATAATTTTAAATTGCATCACGAGGTTTATCATAAATACAAGGCTACTTTTAAACTTAGTAGTCAAATTCTTGTAAGATGTATTGCAAAAGTTGCTGATAGCTACAAATTGGATAAGAAAACCAAAAGACAATTTAGACCGCTTGGAAGCATTGGTTATGATAGCAGGATTATGACTTACAAATCCAACGATATTGTTTCCCTTTGGGCTATCGGTGGCAGGATTAAAGTTCCCTTTGTTTGCCATAATAGAAACTACCTGCCTTACATTAAAGGTGAAGCGGATTTGGTTTATAAGAAAGGCAAGTTTTACCTGTTTCAGACCGTTGACGTTCCCGAAGAAGATGTTAAAGACATTGAGGAATTTATCGGTTGTGATTTTGGTTTGACAACGATTATAGCAACTTCTGATGGTATTAACCATTCTGCCGAGTGGCTTAATACTTATCGTGAACATCGGCAAAAAGTTCGTAGTTCTATTCAGGCAAAGGCAGACACTTCTAAGCGTTCCACTAAAAGGAATTGCAGGAAGTTGTCTAAACGGCTTAGTGGCAAGGAAAGAACAACGGCTAATTTGATTAACCACACAATAAGTAAATCTATTGTAGCATCTGCAAAAGAACAGGGTAAAGGTATTTCCATTGAAGACCTTACCAATATCAGGTTTACTTCTAAACGGAGAAACAAAAAGTTTAGGACAAAACTTAATAAATGGAACTTTGCAGATTTGAGAGTAAAACTTGAATATAAGGCTTTGCTCAATGGGATTAAACTTGTTGTGGTCAATCCTGCTTACAGTTCGCAGACTTGCTGTGAATGTAAACATATTGGCAAACGAACAAACAAAGTGTTTAAATGCACAAACACAAACTGCAATGTAGATACCATAGACGCTGATTATAACGCTTCTAAAGTTATCTCTTTGCTTGGGCAGACCGTAAATTCTGCTGAAAAATCGACTATGTATTGCTCTTTGCATTCGTTGTCAGGTTTAAAGCCCATCCCATCGCTTTGCGTGGGTGGGTAGTTTACAAACAACTTTAATCAATAACACTATGAAAACTACGTACAAAGGATTTGCCAAAGATTTAAAATGTTCTCCAAATGAGAATGAATTTCAGTATGAAATTGGTAAAACTTATGAAATGGATGAAACACCAGTACAGTGTACGAATAAAGGATTTCATTCATGCGAATATCCGTTGGATGTGTTCAATTATTATCCTCCGGCTAATAACAGGTTTGCCATTTGTAAAGTAGATGGTAAGATTGACAAAGGAAATGATGATTCAAAAATAGCTTCATCTAAGATACACGTGGAAACGGAGATAAGTATAAAAACATTAGTCGAATGTGCAATTAAATTTATATTTGATAAAGTTACATGGACTAAAGAAAACAGTACATCAGGTGACAGGTCAGCCTCACAGGCATTAGGTGACAGGTCAGCCTCACAGGCATCAGGTTACAGTTCAGCCTCACAGGCATCAGGTTACAGTTCAGCCTCACAGGCATCAGGTGACAGGTCAGCCTCACAGGCATCAGGTGACAGGTCAGCCTCACAGGCATCAGGTGACAGGTCAGCCTCACAGGCATCAGGTTACAGTTCAGCCTCACAGGCATCAGGTTACAGTTCAGTCTCACAGGCATCAGGTGACAGTTCAGCCTCACAGGCATCAGGTGGCAGGTCAGCCTCACAGGCATCAGGTGACAGGTCAGCCTCACAGGCATTAGGTGACAGGTCAGCCTCACAGGCATCAGGTGACAGTTCAGCCTCACAGGCATCAGGTTACAGGTCAGCCTCACAGGCATCAGGTGACAGGTCAGCCTCACAGGCATCAGGTTACAGTTCAGCCTCACAGGCATCAGGTTACAGTTCAGTCTCACAGGCATCAGGTATAGGTACTGTATCGACCACGACAGGTTATGAATCTGAATCATCTATCACGGGAATTGATAGTAATCATTCTATGGCAGTAGGATTCGGGATAAAAAACAAAGCTAAAGCACCGTTAAATTGTTGGATAACGCTTTCAGAATGGGTTCAAAATAGTTATGGATGGGAGTTAAAATCGGTAAAGACCGCAAAGGTTGATGGTAAAAAGATAAAGGCAGATACGTTTTATATGCTAAAAAATGGAAAATTTGTAATGGCCAAGTCAATCACCCTTCCCTAAAGGGGAAGGGCTTGAGAGGTGACTTTCAAGGGTAATTGGTTGATTAGGGAGCTTAAAATTTTAATAGAGGTTTTATGCAGAAGTTTAAGAAAAAGTTAAAGAACACACCAGGGGATACTTCCCAAGTCCTTTGCTCTGTGAATTCTCAATTAAACAAAGAGGAAACTCTTAGTGTTGAGATTGGTCTGAAAAATGACAAACGGTTCTTAAACAATCCCGATGGGGATCAATCCGAGTCAAATCGGAAACAGAACACGAGTGTATCTGTTTATGTTTTAAATCAAAGAGGTGAACCTTTGATGCCTTGTAGTCCAAGAAAGGCAAAAGTTTTACACATTAGGAGCGAAAGCCCACTCATCAGCTTTGCTGTGGGTGGGATAAAAGCGACCCAATACAAGATAATTTATTTAAATTAATTAGTATGTTTCTGTAAATTTTGTATATTTGCAATATGTTAAGAGCGTATAAATACAAAATATCACCAACAGCCCCGCAAGCTGAGTTAATCAATAAGCATATTGGTTGTGCAAGGTTTGTGTATAATAACGCTTTGGCTTTTAAGCAGACTGAATACGCTAAAGATAAGACAAACCATTCTTTATTTGCGCTACATAAAAGATTAACTAATCTAAAAAATGAATACGAATGGTTGAAAGAGGTTAATAGCCAATCCTTGCAACAGTCAATAACAAATTTAGATAAAGCATATACAGCCTTTTTTAAAGCGCAAAATGATTTCCCCAAGTTTAAGAAAAAAGGTAGGGGTAAGCAGTCTTTTAATATACCGCAATCAGTACGCTTAGATGGTGATAGGATATTCATACCTAAATTTAAAAAAGGTATTAAGGTTATCCTACATCGACCTATAAAAGGAGATATTAAACAGGCTACAATAAGCCGTACACCAACAGGTAAATATTTTGTTTCTATTCTATGTGAAACAGGCGAGGTTGAAAAACAATCACAACCAATAAAAGAAGAAACAACGGTAGGGTTAGATTTAGGAATCAAATCATATATAGTTTCTTCAAATGGTGAAGAATATGATAACCCTAAATACCTACGTAAAGCACAGGATAAACTAAAATACAACCAACGCCAGTATTCAAAAAATAAAGGGAAAAGGCGTAAACATAAAGTTGCTTTGTTACATGAAAAAGTAGCAAACCAAAGAAATGATTTTCTGCATAAAGTTAGCACGGAGTTAATACGAGAGAACCAATCTATTGCTTTGGAAGACTTAAACATTAAAGGTATGGTAAAAAACCATCGTTTAGCTGGTTCTATTTCAGATGCCAGTTGGGGAATGTTTGTAACCATGCTTGAATATAAAGCAAAATGGAGCGGAGTTAATATACTTCGCATTGGAAGGTTTGAACCCAGCTCGAAAACATGCTCAGGCTGTGGGTATATCAACAAAGAACTTACACTCAAAGACCGTGAATGGTCTTGTCCTGAGTGTGGTTCTGTTCTTGACCGGGATTTAAACGCTTCCATAAATATCAAAAATTTTGCTTTAAACAATCATTTGTGTACGGAACATACACTAAAAAATCATGGTACGTTGCCTTCAGTAGAAGGAGCTTTGACCCATGAAGCCCATCCCATCGCCTTTGGCGTGGGTGGGTAGTTCACTGCCCCACAATTTCACCTAATGGAGTCACTGGTTGTCTTCTTAAACAGAGCCAGCTCTTTTTACACATTAGGAGCGAAAGCCCACTCATCAGCTTTGCTGTGGGTGGGTAGTTCACTTTGGGTTAAAGGAAAAAAATATATCTGTAAAGGAATGTTCAGCTATGGTAAATATATTTGCTATGGTTCAACAAAACTTAAAGAATATTTTAAGACAAAAGACATAGAAAAATATTATAATCAAGGTGGTTTAATATGGAATTAAAAAATAGCCAAATTCATCCCTCCCCTAAAGGAGAGGGTCTTCTTTGGCGAGGGGATAAAACCTATGAGAAATATGTCATTTATGATTACACCTAATCAGGTGAGAGAAAAGACGAAAACAGTTACCCGGCGTAACGGATGGTGGTTTTTAAAACCAGGAGAGATTGTCAATGCAGTTGAAAAGTGTCAGGGGTTAAAGAAGGGGGAGAAAATAAAGAAAATCTGTCAGATAAGGATTGTTTCAACCCGTTCTGAGGCATTATTCTGCATAACTGAAAAGGAATGTATTTTGGAGGGATTTCCGGGGATGAGGCCGGATGAGTTTATAGATATGTTCTGTAAAACTCATAAGGGAGTAATGCCTACATCTGCTGTGAACCGTATTGAGTTTGAGTATGTTTGAACCGGTGAACTACTCATATTATAAAAGAATACTTGTAACTGGTGGGGCAGGGTTTATTGGTTCACATCTTTGCGATAGGCTATTAAAAGAAGGAAACGAAGTAATCTGTCTTGATAATTATTTTACCGGGAGAAAGAAAAACATTATTCATTTATTAGATAACCCCAACTTTGAAATCATCAGGCATGATGTAACACAACCTATATTTCTGGAAGTTGATGAAATATATAATTTAGCCTGTCCTGCATCACCTGTCCAGTATCAATATAATCCGATAAAGACGATAAAAACATCTGTCTTAGGTGCTGTTAATATGTGCGGATTAGCAAAAAGGGTACATGCCAAAATATTACAGGCATCTACCAGCGAAATATACGGTGACCCGGAAATCCACCCTCAAAAAGAATCCTATTGGGGCAATGTAAATACCATCGGCATCCGTAGCTGTTACGATGAAGGAAAGCGTTGCGCTGAAACAATTTTCATGGATTACCATAAACAAAACAATGTTGACATTAGAATTGCCAGAATATTTAATACATACGGAGAAAATATGCGGCATGATGACGGAAGGGTAATATCAAACTTTATCGTACAGGCATTACAGAACAAAGATATTACAGTTTATGGAAGCGGTAATCAGACAAGAAGTTTCCAATATATTTCAGACCTTATCGACGCCTTGATATTATTAATGAACTCAGATTATAATTATCCGGTAAATATAGGTAATCCGGTAGAGTTTACCATTAATGATTTAGCCGTTGAAATCATCAACTTGATAGGGTCGAAATCTAAAATTATCTATACTGACTTGCCCTTCGATGATCCAAAGCAAAGAAAGCCAGACATTACACTTGCGAAAAACATTTTAAATTGGAATCCTAAAATTAACCTAAGAGAAGGATTAATACGGACTATTGATTATTTTCAAACGGATTATAGTGAATAGATTTTTCTCCTGAACTATATTCACTTATTATTCCCCCGATCTTAGGCAGGTATACTCCGGCATACTTTCTTTTCCAGTCAGCATAAACTGTTTCTCCTGTGTCAATATGATCTATTTCAACAGACGGATAGAAAGCGTTCCTGAACCCTGCTTTAAGCGATCTGGCACAGGCTAATACATCGTCAAACCCATACGATCCAGGCTGATAAAGGTATCCGATCTTATTAAACAATTCAGGGTTAAACATAAGGCACGTGCCGATAATGTCTTCGCAATATTCTACTACGTTCTTAAAATCCCATTTATCCCCTAAAGAATGATTCAGGTAAGCTAATTTTGTCGGATAGGATTCTGATGACGGCTCATTAGGCAAGTCCTTTCTTTTAAGCCCTAAAATGCCAATTTCAGGATTTAACTCGAAACATCTTATCATATCTTCAACCCATCCAGGTTCATGAAATACAACATCATTATCCAGTTTAATCTTATAAGGGATATCTTTGTACTTATACCATGCTTTATTAATGGCTTCTGCGGTTCCTATGTTAGATGTATTAGTGATAACATCTACCTTGAGGTCACCTGATTGTACAGACTTTAAAAACTCCTTTGTTCTAAGGCATGAATCGTTATCTATAAAACATACCTGAGTGTCATCAAATATCGTTCTCGTAACACTCTCATATGTTTTGATAGTATACTCAGTTCTTTTGTTGTCGTCAGTATCGTATACTGCTATGGCTATTAGTGACCTCATATAAGTTTTTTGATTATGTCTATTCGTTTTTTATTAACATTAGATAGAAGATATTCATCTTTAACCAGTTTAACGGCATTGCTATGTTTTTCTTTGCATAGTTCCGGATTGATAATCATTTCTTCCAGATTACTATAAAAGGTATCGTAGTCCGAATAAGAAAAACTATACTTATCTAAGTTATACCATGAAGGGGTTAAAGATGTCCCTCCGGCAAGTGTAGCTTCCAAAAATCCTATATTACTCTTGCCCCTGTTAAATTCACAGTTGATGAATGGCAGGGCAAAGATAGCTGGTTTGAACCTGAGTATATAAGCAAAATAACTGTGCAGGTTAAAGTTCCCTGCATAGGAATAATTATCAATTTCCTGTTGAAAGTAAATAGGATTGCTTCCGCATATAATAACTTTCATGCTGTGCTTATTGGAAAGTTCAATGATAGCGTTTTTGTAAAAATACATATCGTGGTCATGATGGTCACCGCCCCTTAAGAAAATTATATTGTTCTGCTGCGGTTTCTTGAATGACAACCAATAATCATTAATAGCATTAGGGACTATTTCAATTACGTTAGAATATTTCAGATAATGATTTTTTAAGAATTCAGTTGACACGGTGACAGCATCTGCCAATAGCATATATTTAAAGAACAATCTTTCATCAAATTCATTTTCGTAAACATCGAATACCGGGTGATATTCAGGGATAACACTATAGTCGTCCAAGTCTATCCATATTTTCAATCCGACATCTTTGGCCATGAATATCTGTTCTTTACATCTCTTGCTCATAGGCCGTTGAAAGAAAGCCATGTCAGCTCTTCTTAATGTAGTCCATGACTCGTTATAAGTGCCACGGATAACATTTATAAGTCCCTGCCGTTCTAACTCGTTAAATGGGCCGATAGCCCTCCAGAATGAACACGCTGAATGATCTGAGTCAGCGTAAACAATGATTGTAGGTTTAGTAGCCATATTTTTTGTAATAATCGTATTTTGGTTCTAAATATTTAGGATCGCCTCCCGATTCGATAAAATAATTATCCCAATCTCTCCATGATAATAATTCCTGTTCGGTCATTAATGACGTGTCCTGTCCGTCAAATATTTCACATGAGCCTCTTTCGGGTACCCTTCCTGAAACATCATTCCATACATTCTTTATCGAATGACTGTTTTTATTTGTCATTGGGCTATGTCCAAGTGATGCAAAATAATTCCAGGGTAAATGATGTTGATGAATACACAGTGGATCAAGAACTACGAAATCATCAATGTTTTTCTGTCTGCGTAATCCAAGAAAATACGGATCATCTTCTCCGTAGCCGCTAAAAAGGGGGAATCCGAAGCCATTAGTTATTTTAAACCATGTATCTTTACGTATGGAATCAGTCTGGTGTGTCCCCCAATCATTGCCCTTTTTCTTGTTCATCTGAACCCAATCGGCATCCCATCCTTCGAGTTTGGAAATATTCATTATGTCTGATCTCCAATCTACGGAGTCAATCTTTAACTGCATATCGTGGGTAAGATTGTAAGTCTTGAACATTACAAACCTGTCTTTTTTATTCTCATGAAGCTCGTATAGAAGTCTTATGAGGTTCGGCGGCCACATTGTTTCAGGAGTTGATTCTGCAATAAATTCACCTCTGCCGCACATCCATCCTGTATTAAGCGCAATGGTATTGCCACGCATCCCCATGAAATGCTTAAACTCGATATATTGTATGTTAATCTTATCATAGTATGGTTCAATGATAGATTTTACATCACCAAGTGCACAGTCATTGACTACTATAAGTTCCCATTCATCCTTTGGGAAATCCTGATTAGCCCATGTTTCAATACTCCTGCGTAGTAAATGTTCTGTACCCCATACACTTACAACTATTGATATTTTAATTTTACTCATAAAAATTTGGTGTTATCAAGTGAATAGCTTTATAATGTTTTTCTTCTTGGCCTATCTCAATATAGACATCCCTGTTTTTTCTTAGCAGTTCATCTTTTATTATATAGGTTTTATCGTAGTGCCACTGGTGAACAACAAATGGAGTTAAAGGCATTGTAATTTTCAGATCTAATGCCTTTACCCTTCTTACAAAATCATCGTCACCATATGCAACACCATCTTTATATCTTTCATCAAATCCATTTAACTTTCTCATTGTGTCTGCCGTCATTGCACAGCAAAATCCATATCCAACACCTCTATAAATCGGGTGATTATACCATGCATTCACCCCGTTAGCCCACACTTCTTTTTCACATGATATGGCTATCCCTTCAATTACTTGTTCAAAATCAGTCCTTTTGTAAGTTTCTTCATCAGTAGAAAAACAGGAAAAAGATATATATTCGGCTTCTTCAACCTCACTGGCCCTGCTTATAATATCTCCAACGTGATAGCACTCTGCATCTTGTAACATAAACACATCTGGTTTTACATTGTCAAGAACATACTTCATGCACCAATTATATGTTACTATTATGCTATACCAATTGTTTTTGTCTGGCTTAGGAATTGACATAAATTCATAATCAGGATATGTTTTTTTTAATTCACTGATATGAACATTCCAATTAGGACTATCATGATCTAAAACCACCACATACAGATTGTCATACGCACTTTTCTTTATAGAAGATAACGTTCTTTTTAGTTGAACGAATCTCTCAAAATGGTTAACTATTAAGGAAACTTTTTTCATAATTGCATCCAGTAATCACACATTTCTTTTATCGTACTTTCAAATGTATATTCAGGATTCCATCCTAATATCGTTTTAGCTTTTGTCGGATCACCTTTTAAATAAGGTAATTCTTCAGGTCTAAAAAAAATAGAATTTTGTTTTATAAAATCCTTGTAGTCAAGTCCTAAATAACCAAATGCAAGATCGCACATATCCCTTACAGAATGAGTTTCACCTGTAGCTATTACAAAATCATCGGGGATATTATGATGAATTATTTTAATCATTGCCTTTGTGTAATCCTTACTATGGCCCCAATCTCTCATGCTGTCTATATTGCCAAGTTCAAGATATTTAGTCTTCCTTTTTTTTATATCAACTGCTCCTTTTACCACTTTTTGAGTGACAAAATTTAATCCTCTTCTTGGTGATTCATGATTGAATAAAATACCATTGCAAGAATGCAATCCATATGCCCTTCTATAATGTCTCACTAAATTATAAGCCATAACTTTTGCGCATCCGTATGGACTTGTTGGGTTCATAGGAGTGGTCTCATTTTGACTCATATCCTGTTCAACGCTAAGACCAAACATTTCACTTGAGCTTGCCTGATAAAATTTAGCTTCAGGACATATCCTTTTGTATGCCTCAAGAAGATTTGCCACGCCAAGGCCATTTACTTGTATCGTATACTGAGGTATGTCAAAGCTAATACGGACATGGGATTGTGCTGCAAGATTAAAAATAAGATCAGGATGAACTTTTGTTAATACTTTTTCAATTGAAGAAGGATCTGTCATATCTCCATAATGGTACTCAACATTATCAATATGATCTGTCCTTTGATGTTGTGTTTCCGATAATGAATGTCTACGAATGAGGCCATGCACCTCATAGCCATCATTTATTAAATGTTCTGACAAGTAAGATCCGTCCTGACCACTTATGCCTGTAATAAGTGCCTTCATATTCGTTGCATGATATTTGATACATCGGGGTACATCGTTGAATTACCTGAATCCCCCTCTTTGGTATTAGAATCCAATAATATAATCCCCCTCGCAGCATCTTCAGGTGTCATATAATAATGATATCCGATACATTTTATATGATCAGGACTGTCATATGGTGTGTTTAAGTCTCTGCCATCATAAGACATTAACTTTAACCTATCGTATGCATATTTACTGTCACATAATATTATTCCTCCCCTTCCGATAGGGATAGTCTTTTTTATCTGAAATGAAAGGCACATAAATGTATTGGGGATATACATACCTTTTTGCCATCGTACAGCCGCATCATAAATAGGGAACGGCTTTAATTGATACATGCCAGACCATTCTAAATCTTCATATCTTATCGGGCAATTAGCATGTCTTATCTGCATCGGAATCGAGATATATGTCCGTTTAGGTATTGTAATGGGAATTCTAAGCCCTAATAGTTTTAGGCATAGGAATATGGCATGTGAACAACAATCTGTACTTACAGCGTATTTAGCTCCGGCAAACTCAGCTACCTTATTTTCAAACATTCCTATGATATCTCGTGGATCATCCCATAAATAACCCATCCCTTTGATTGTATCAGGTTCCTTTCTTTGTTTCTCTATTGGAAGTTTACCGAGTGGCCAACTGTTATATGTCATATCCTAATTCTTTTGCTGATTTATATATAAATTCTTTATCCCTTACTCCGATTGGTTTGGCCGGAGAACCAGCATATACAGTCCACGGTTCAGTACTCTTTGTAAGTAATGAGTTTGCCCCAAGAGCTGACCCTTCAGCCATAATCACGTTAGGAAGGACAGTAGAACCTGCCCCAATAACTGAGAATCTTTTCATAATAAATTCGCTACCTATTAAGTGTCTGTATTTTATAGGAACTATCGGGTTGATCATTCCGTATTTAAAGTCATCACTGATAATAATTATATTACATCCGGTAGAAATATTAGTAAAGTCTTCCATTCTTAAATATCCGGCACTTCCCCCAATTACACAAACATAAGGAGCAATATGAACATAACTCCCAATATCAGCGTATGTTGAAATGTAAACCCCCATATCAATAGAGATATGATTACCAAAATTAATTACGCTTTTCTGTTTTAAAACAGCCGTTTTATGTATCCTTATATCCTTACCAAATACCGCCATCTAATTTTATGTTTTGACCAAAGACCTGTGGGTTTTACGCTCCGTCATATAAATAATTTTCAATTATATATGAAAACTTTTTTCATATGAAAATCTTATCATTTGACTGTCCTTCGTATGGCCCTGTCTTATATTCCATTACAATAGTATTGTTTTCCATAATTTCATACGTATGGCCACCATAAAAAGTGAAACTGGAATCTCCTCGTTTAAGTATGTATGTGGCTAATAATGAATCATCAGTATCGTATAAGAATACTTTTGCGATCCCTTTTAATATAATCCAACTCTCTTGAGGGGTATAAATTTCATTGCGATTTTTTGTAATGTGCCTATGAGGTTTAAATGTCTTTCCTTTATTCATATTTAAAGCAGCACATTGAATAAATGAACTGTCTGAACATAGGTTTGTGCGCTCTTCTTGTATTTCTTCAAATCTACATACTTGATGTAGCAACAATCCCTTCACAACGTTAGAATAAATCTTTATCATATTCCTAACATTAGTTTTAATCTTTCTGCATATGCACTACATGACGATGTATGTTCAAGGTAGTATTTTTCGTCATGAGGGATGTTTTCTTTGGTTAAATACCACGGTAAATGTCGAACCTGATACGGCGGAGCCGATCTTACCGATGGGAAATCATTATAAATCTTTCTGCAAAGACAAAAAGTAGTGTCAATATATGCTGAATAAAATTGACTATCTAATTTATTGCCCCACGCCGGTCGCTCCCATTGAAGGACATATTCTTTTAGTTCGTTTTCAGGTAAATCATCTATTTTTAAAGAGAATCCTGATTTATGAGCAAAACTATACCTGTCTAATCCTAGTCGTAGGATGTGTAAAAAATCACTTGGTACTCCGGTTAAATCGAGATCAGAATCAGTTATTATGAAATTTTCTGATACTCCGTACTTTTCAAGGACACCACATAAAAATATTCCGGCAGGCCCCCAATTGGCGTTAAGCATCTCTACTTTGTGAGGACATTTTTTGTAATATTCTAAAAGCGGTGGATAAGTGCTGCCATTGTCTACTATTATTGGTTCAACAGTCCCGTTTTCAGCCAGCCAGTCGGCCATGTTTTTAGGATATTCAAGCCTATTCCAATTAATGATAAGTGCTATTGTTTTAGACATTCTTAGATATTAGTGAACATTATTAATCTTAATAAAGTTGGCAACAATCCACCACGGACAATTTTTTTCTCCCGGAGATTCACTAAAGTCTATTTCTCCAAATCCGTATTTTTCTAAAGTTTCTCTTAGTGTTGATAATGTATATGTTCCCCAATGAATTGACCATTGGTTCATCCTGTCGCCGTAAAGATTTTGTTGTGCTTCATGTAACGTCATTCTTCCAAGAGTGTATTCCCTGCATGAATAGTCAAAGTTTGGAGTTGTAAGATGTACTTTTGCCCCTATTTTTAAAATCCTATTCCATTCTTTCAATATGGTATCCTTATCATCCGGGAATATATGCTCTATTATGTCTCCCATTCTGCATATATCAACTATTCCCGATTCTAATGGTATTTTTTTCCACTCACATACAATCTCTATTCCATTTGCTGAAGATACATCCTGGTGAATCCACCCGTCTTCATGAGGCATCTGATTTAATCCACTACCTAAATCGAGTTTTACCGGCTGTGATTTGTCGATAACGTATACACCGTTCTCATCGACCCCTAATATTTTACCCATAAACTAACTGAATTATGGCATAAATGTACATAAAAAACGCCAAAAAACAAATATATATATTTGACAAACATTAAAAATAAAATAGAAATGAGTTTACAAAGCGTAACAGTAACCCGCGCTCGTCAGAAGATGAGAAGGGCAGTAAACTATGCATCTGAAGTATGGGCAATTAATACCGATAAGGTAATATCTATTATTCCTTCGGTGTGTAAGAAAGATGGTATCGTTGATGGTATCACAAATTCCCGTGTCAGAATAGACGTAGGTGATGGGCCAAGTGATTATCTCGATTTGTGGTGTACAGAAACAGTAGCCGCGATAGAGGATTCGGATAATACTACTTAAAAGCAAAACCCCGGAACTAAGCCGGGGTTTTTCGTTGGTTGTCAGCCTGTAATTGTTGGTTTAGTTTATAGAACCTGAATAACCTCCCTGCGGTATCTTCGTTATATTCTTCACCCATTGCTATGTCATAGAAAAAATCTGATATTTCGGATTGTAAATCATGAAGGAAATTGATAAAATAGATTTCGTTTTTTTCAAAATCTGGCATAATGTTACGAAATTTTTTTCAAATATAGTATAATTTACTTATTTTTACATTACATATCATATAATATTTTGTATATCATCGAAGTAGGAAATACGGTTAGCGAATTACTGGCTATCATATCCACAAGAAATTTCGCGGACGAAAGTGAATTTGACGACCTGATAACAAACTTTGTGAATAATACCATCGAGACAGTCAAGACTAAGACTGAAGAAAAAATAATCAGGATAGAATTCTTAAAACAAACCAATGAAAAGATCGCCCTAAAAAAAGAGTGCGAAGAAACCTTAGAAGCGATAGATGCAATAGTATTAAGAAGAAGGCTTTATCTTGATGAGAAAGTAATAAAAAAATATAAATACAGAGGGAGATACAATTATGCAAACCCAAAGAGAAATCCACGAGGTAATAAGGATGGATACGATAAAAGGATTGAAACCTCAGAACAATTATGTGTTATGTTTAAGGATCAAAAATAACTTTCAGGAAAAAACTAAAGGAGGGCTTCAGAGGGTAGCGGAATCTTATCATAGAGACCAGTATTTAACGCAAAATGTAGAACGTGTATTTGAAGTAGCTGAACTTCCTGAAGAACTAACTGAAGTAAGAGGATACTGGAAAACAAAGATAGACTTAAAAAAAGGAGATAAAATATTCGTACAATATCATGATTCGTTATTCGCAAAAGTAATAAAAACGGCAGACGGGAAAGAATATCGGATGATACTTTATTATCATATCATTGCGGCATTAAGAAAAGAAAAGATCATCCCTGTTAATGGATATCTGCTTTTTACCCCGGTATACCAAACATACAAAACAAAACTAAACTTAGCTGCACCATCTTTAAAAGTCATTGATTACCGTTACGGCGTTATAGAATACACATCTTATCCAAATTATTATTATACCAAGAGTACGTTAGAAAATGCCGATGAAGGGATAGATGTAAAAAAAGGGGATAAGGTAATATTCACCGATGAATTTAATAAGTTCGCACCTGAGTTGGAGAATGATATTTACAAAATATTAGGTAAAAAATATTACTACTGCCAAAGGTGTAAGATCGCCGCAAAAACCGTTTGAAAATCCAGTTTAATAGAATTGCTATTTTTGAGAAAAAATAGTGATGAAACGATTAATATTGTTTATCGGATTAAGTATAATCACATTATACGGATATTCCCAAAACTCAGTACTCACCACACTTTACCGAAACTACGCACAGTACAAGAATTATGCAGATAATAATAATTTATCAAAAGCATTAAACTCACAAAAAATACTCGAACAAGGCAACACGCTCATGGACTTGTATTTATTGGGTGCATTGACAGGGAGAAGTGGGTTAATGGATTCTGCGATGACAGCTTTCAATACATTATATGGCAAACAGCATATTGCGCCTGACATAGCTTTATCAGCATTAAGCAGTCTTAAGGTAGATTCTATATCCTTTGATGACGGGGTAACATGGCTTAATGCATCAAACATATTAACATCAAGTCAGATCCAGGATATGATAGATGCAAGCGGGGTAGATGAACAAGCTGTAATTGATATTGTGGAATCGTATTCAATAAACCTTGAAACACTAAACACTAATTTGGATAATTTCAGGGATACGTTAAATGTAATACCGGATATAGAAAGTACGATAAGGGGATGGATTGGGGATTCTACATTAACGATAAGTCAGTTAATAACTCTTATAACGGATAATTCAGCCAGTGATGATGATGTGGCTACAGCTATAGATAATTACAGGGATACATTAACTTATATGTATCCGGCAGAAATAGAGTCATTGATAGCTAGTGCCGTGGATGGGGTTGATCCATCAGGGGATAGTAGCTGGACTTCGGTAACAATTGACACTTTATTATTTAATCCTTCTGGGTCGAAAAGAATTAGGAGTAATGGGCCTTCAAATGGTATCTTTTATTTTGAATATGCAGGTGGTTACGGGGTTACTATAATAGCAGGTAGTGTGGATGGAGGATTTTATACAAAAAATGCCGTTGTTTTGAATACAAGTCCAACGTCTACATCGGCTCCTATACGACCAAATTACAGTGATGCTAACACCGGTTACTCATGGGTGTCCGCAGACAAGCTAGGATTAGTAGCAGGAGCGCAATCTACATTTACCTCAGAATATAATTCAGGATTAAGCAAAAAGATAAATAATCTAATGGATTCGGCAGTTGTCACGGGATTAAGTGCGACACGTGTACATGCCGGGTCTGTTATAACAGCAAATGGGACACACGTAAACCTTGTATCGTTTACTTCAGCACCGGAAGTATATTCGGTACCGATTGTGGCTCCAGATGGTAGTATATCATTAGCTGCGTCATCTACGTTTGGTGGGGGTATGGCAACTACTGGATCACCAGACCTAAACCAAATAACATATTTCTCGTCATCAAGTACGATAACGGGGTCGTCCAATACTTATATGGACGAAGATTCTGTTTCATTAAATGGCACCATAATAGCTACCGGGGATTCAGTTTACCTCCCATACCTTATAGGTTCTATAAATGGTGATATGTCGTTGGGGTTAAGTGCCACTGGCGCCATAATAACAGACTCACTGCCAGATGCCGGATGGGCGTTAAAAGCACCACTAAAGAAGGCGAAAGATATGTTGTCGGATACTTACGGTGGGGAAATAGCATGGTATGATATAAACGGTAAAAAACATTATACAATTGGAAACTCATGGAAATCTGCTATTCCGAGATTACAGGCTATGAATGAGTTTTTGCTGAAACAGAATGAACAGCAAGATATAGAACTTGAAGAGTTAAGAAATAGGGTTTCAGTACTTGAACAATTGCTTTTGAAACAATATCTTGAGAAATGCGAAAAATAATTATATGCTTATTGGTTTGTGTTAATGCGTATTCTCAGTCTAGCTTACTGACTGATATAAACGGGTATTGGAAGTTGGATGAGTCTTCGGGGAATGCTATTGACGCAACAGGATATAACAACGGAACAGTAACAGGGGCTACACAGGGAGTGTCAGGACATATAGGGAATGCGTACTCATTTAATGGTAGTTCACAATTCATTACACTCCCGGATAATGCCCGGATACAATTAACTGGAAACCTATCTATAGGTGCATGGGTGAAAGTCATTAGTTATGAGAGTTCATTTATTGCCGTTGTGGGGGGTGAAACAGGTGCAGCATCTTTGGTTGTAAGAAATAATGGGGCGATACAATTTGTTATCGTGAACGTGTCAGAGGCAGATCAAAGTACAAGTACTATATCTGTTAATAACTGGCATTATATATTAGTCACATTTAATACAACAGCAAACACTGGAACATATTATATAAACGGATCACCTGCGGGAACGTTTACACTAACAGCAAATGTTACCAATGGGAGCAGCTCAAATATAATAGGGACATATACTAGTTCATCGACATTAAGAGATTTCAATGGATTAATTGACGAAGTTGGTATGTGGAGTCGTGTACTGACGACAGATGAGGCCAGTAGTTTATATAATGGTATTTCTTATCCGTTCGTGGTAGAAACACGCATAGAAAAAAACACATATCGAAACAATGTGCTGAAAGACAGATACAGGAAGGTCGGTTCATCGTATGTCCAGAAAAATCTATTCAGGAAAAAAGGTAAACCACAAAAAGTCGTTCCTGAACCAGAAGATAATATAATATGGGAAGAAGATTTCAGCCGAATGAACCTTGGCGTGTTTAGTTATGATAGTTCTGTTAAATATTGGCCCGAAACTAACTATAACAACGTCAATGTATATTTAGGCGTACCGGTATCTTCAATAGTTCTCGACACTATCGACGGTGAGATTTCCAAAGCATTGAAAGTTTATAGCCCGCCGGGGGCTACTATCGGAGGCTTTGAGGTATCAGTGGTGGTCCCTGATGCGCGAGAGTACTATCTCAGCTTTCATATAAAATATTCATGGAACTATAACAGTTCCGGTGGCGGTAAAATGCCGGGGTTTTCGGCAAAGCCAAAAGGATTTTCACCGGGAGAATGCCCGGAGGGCAGTGATGGCTTTATAGCTAAAGTTAACTTTGAACAGGCTGGGGAATGGTATACTTATGAATATTCACACGATAAAATATGGTGCGGATGGGCTAATACGGATTGGCTGGATACTATTTTCATGGTTTATGGCAATGAATACGAGGTAGTTCAAAGGGTGGCCATCAATACTTTTACAGGTGGGGATGCAAACACAGATGGCATACATGAGGTATGGGCAGATGGGCATAAAGTACTTGAAGATGATGAGATAAAATATATGGAGGTTGATGATCCGGCATGGGGTATTGACGGAGTGATTATATGTAGCTTTCATGGCGGTACTGGAGAATATTATGCTCCTTCAGACGATGGATGCTATGTTATACTTGATAATTTCAAGCTATTCACACTGGAAGATGATCCGACCTGGGGAACGCAAGCATTGCACGCAAATCCATTTTTAAAAACTCCGCAACCAATTCAGAATAAAAATTTAAAATACGATCACTTGATCACAGAAGAAAATACTTATCAAAGCAGTGACTATGGTTTTGTCCTTGATGGATTTGATGAAACATGGCTGATAGATGCCGGTGAGGGGAATACTGCAACGGTAGACTTTACCGCTGGCGGAATAGGCAACGGTGATAGAATCCATATACTTGATGGGAACCAAACTGATAATAATTTTCTTGAACTGAAAGAGGGTCCCATTGGTGATATATCAAGCCTGGGTCCATATACAAGCTCAGGGAGGTATCTTTTTGTAAGGTATTCGGCTGATTACGATGGTGGATATATTGGTGTAAGGTTCACGGTTGAAATTGATCAATCGGAAGTATTGTTACTCGGGAATAGCACTATGGCCCCTATTGATGATTTGTTTATTGCCGACGACGAACCTTATGTGATAACAAATATTGCGGTTTCAGGCCACACAATTCTTCAACAAAAAACAGCGTGGGACGCACTAAGTGATTCGGCCCAACAATCGTTTGAATATATATGCTTACAAATAGGTCTTAACGATCTTGGTGCCGAAGCAGACGGTCCTGGCCATTATCAAATTTTGGTTGATCAACTAAATACCGATGCGCCGGAAGCTATAATTATTGCAGCGACATTGACGCCCACAGCAGAGGGTGAGGTAAATCATACGAAATGGTTGGCTTTAAATGCCGCAATAAGCAGTACAATCACAGGAATTGATTATGTGATGACCGCGAACACCACGGGGCTTGATTTGGATGAAGATGAGTATTTAGATGAGGCTTTTGATTCAGGGGATGGGGTACACCCCAATGATACTGGAGATCAGATAATTAAAGATAACTGGGTTGAGGCAATTGAAGCAAATTAATATGACTACATTAATAATCACTTTAATAATGATTTGCTATGACTACTAAAAACGGCGCTTGCATTATGAAGGATGAAATTGACAATTTCAGAACAATTGTTAATGCCCTGAAAGATGTTCCACAAGATGTAACTGACATTAAGAGGGAATTACTTGGTTCAGAATATACGCAAGGGAAAGGGTTGATTCATGAGGTTTCAGATAATAAGCAGGAAATCACAAAACTAAGGGAACGTTATAATACGGATCGTGCATGGATATTAGGTGCCGCCGCTGTAATTACAATAGGGTTTTCAATCGCTTTTAAATTAATTTTTGGATAAATGGAAGTATTTCTCCACCGTTTTGCTCATGCTGAAGACTATACCTACGGGCTGTTCTTCGCCTTCGATCTATCATACCCCGATGCATTTATCCTGGAAGATGAATTTCATGCTGTGAAGGTTAAAAAGGAAACGCGTGTCCCTGAAGGAAGGTACAGGTTAGTGCTGAATAAAACGCTGGTTAATGGAAAGCCGTCTCCGCTTACTATAAAGTACCGTGTCAAATATTCATGGTTCAAGTGGCATATTATGCTTAAGGACGTCCCTGGCTTTACGGGCGTTTACATGCATATAGGTAATATTGATGAACATACCGCAGTAACATATCATGCAGATATTGATACATGCGCATCTGACTTTGAGGATGCTGCAACTAATGATTATAGATTAGTAACTGGCTCTGATCTTATTAATACAGGAAATGATTGGGGTCAAACTTGGGATATTTTGGAAAATACAATGAATGGAACACCAGATATAGGAGCTTATGAAAAACAGTAAACTACTCATACTATTACTTTTCCCGTTGTCCGTATTCGGACAGACATATCTAATCCCGCCTGATACAATCTATTGGTATAATGGAGAAGGGCAATCGCTTATTATAATTGATAATGATATACGTTACAATCAATATCCTTACTTCAGTTCAGTAACTATTACAGGAGATAACATACCCGGAGAAACATTAACCGCTAATCCTACTTATGAGGACAGGGAAAACGATTCAGCGGGAACACATCTTTACCAATGGTACTTAACCCCTGACAGCACCCTTGCAAACGCTTTAATCCTGACGGGAGAAACAGATGATTCATTAACCCTGCCAGACACGGCAAGTACATACTTTCCTCTTGTGAGAGTTACTCCAAAGGCTTTGACCGGAGGCCGGACGGGACGGGAAGTAGTGGCGTATGGGGGAGAGGTGGAGGTTGGTACAACGTGGGCGCATACCATGATGCTCAGTTATGTGGATATTAATGATGAGATGTATACTTTTTCACAAGCTCAAAAAGACACCATTGAAAGGATACTTGGGTCATCTTACGTCTTAACCACATTTGGGCCTGATGGATTAAACAAAGATAGTTGTGATTTCCTGTTATTTCTTGAAAATTCAAATACCGCTACCAATATCAATACCCAAACCAATACAAAGACAGGGGAAACTATACGGTGGATGGTGGGGTATGATGAAGGGGATGTTGTTACTCAAAATGATTTACCGGCTATCACTTGTAAATACGGATGGATTGTTGCTACCAGTGAGGATGGATTTGAGGCCGTCACTCAATTTACATCAGGGAGTGGTAATGGGTTTATTAATCATTTACCTTTACCATTATTACCCGGTTTAGTTAATTTATATTGTGGCAATAATGGGTATACAAGTGATTTAAGTACGTGGACTGTTCCTGCAACTATAGACAAGATATATTTGTATAACAATCCACAGTTAACCGGGGATTGTTCTGATTGGATTCTACCGGCATCAGCTACCATAGTGTATATCTATTCCACGAGTTTGTACGGGGGTATTCCTCAAATTACTCCTCATGCTACTAACGCCTTGAATTACCGGGCATACAACTGTGATTTCACGAATGCTGATAATTTAACCACTTTCCGAACTGGTATGACCTTGATGAGGATTGAAAACAATGCTTTTCCATCGCTAAAAGTAGATGCCTTGTTGGATGCTATGATTGCATATTATACCACTAATGCGCCAACCGCAAATTGCACGTTAAATATTAGTGGGGATGATATGGAAGCAGCCACGGCTAGTAAAGTGACAACATTACAAGGTATTTGGACAACTGCTGAATTAACATTAACTGTAACTGAATAAAATGACCCTCCACCTCACACCAAAACAACTCCGGGAAGCTAAAAGAAAGCTGAAGGGAATTGATTGTTCAAAGTGCATGAATTTTCAGAGGCTGTTGAATGAGGATTGTCCGGGGTGTAACTTAGGAAACGAATTCAAGCTATGCAAGCAGGAATAAAAAATATAACCCTTTACGAAAACAAGAACATCGAGTTCAATTTCCACGATGCGGATAATTCGAATAACATTTCGAATATCACAACTCAGGGAAGTGTGATTGAAATTCTGAATAACCAGCTTCCTGAATTTGAAATCAAAAGTATGTTAGGCGGTTCCGGTGATGTGCTTTTTGAATACCTGGTTAAACTTTTTATTTATGAGTATACGATTGACAACATCAGCCTGATATCGGCACTGAAGAAATCTATTTATGGTTGGTGTCCTCTGATCGAGTACTACGACGGGACAATCAAGTTTTATAACTCCCCTCTATGGCTCAATGAATCTGAACTAAAGCCACAGAGCGAGGTCAAAGATGCAAAGGACGCTTTTGTCGCAATAGCTTCGGCAGCGCAAGGACTGACAAGTATGATCACCGCCGGGCATGACACAATACCGCCACCGCCTGATCCTCCAAAACCTCCAAAATAATGAGTGAGAGGTTTAGAAATACTATAGCTGTGATAGGTGCATTGTTAATCTTTGCATCCTATCCGCTATTTTTGATTACTGATCTATCTCCGATCCATTATCTGTTTACTTGTGCCGGAACAGGTATTGTATTGGTAGCTTTAAGCACAGACACATTAAAAGGCCGGATTATATTGATTGTCGGGTTGGTGCAGTTGGGGTATTTTTGTATATTTCTCTATAATCTGATGGCAATTAAATATGGATGGAAGTTTTTGTATGAATTTATAATATTTATGGCCTTATGTATCTTGATACTGTTATTTCGGCTTCTGCTTCGCATGATATGTGGATAAAAATAGGTTCTATATTGGTAACTTTATTATTGTCAATTGGGGGTGCGATATTAGCATCAAAAAAAGAAACCCGTGAAGCTCTTGATAAGAAAGCAGATAAATCGGCACTTGATGAGATAAAAAAAGATTTAACCGATAAAATTGATAATATGAGCAAGGAAGGTGAACGTGACCTTGCTAACGTGAAAAACGATTTTAAGGACACGATAGAACAATTTCGTTGCTTTGTAAGTGCGAGATTTGAAGATTTCGCTTGCAGATTAGACGATATAAAGGATTTAATAAAAATGAAACAATGACCTCATTTAAAATCAGTACTCAAGGACTTGATCTTATCAAGCATTATGAAGGACTTCATGACGGAGATCTTCATATGATAGGACTACAGCCCAAAACCTGCCCGAAAGGTATCTGGACAGGTGGATATGGCAGGGCATTGAGGAATCCTGAAACCGGATCATTCCTGAAAGGTGAGAAAGACAAAAAACTTGCCTATAAACTTTGCGAAGGGCTGACAGAAAGCAAAGCTGTAGATTGGTTGGACGAAGATTGTGATAAAAGGGAAATCATGGTAAATAGCCTTAATTTACCCATTAACCAAAATCAATTTGATGCACTTGTATCAATTGTGTACAACATAGGCATCGGAAATTTTGGTTCCAGTTCATTATTAAAAAGGGTTAAACTTAAAGATTCTCCCGGAAGGATTTACGAGGCATTTCTAATGTGGAATAAAATTAGGACTAATGGAGTATTAAAAGTACTTCCCGGACTAACGTACCGAAGGCAATCCGAAGCTGAACTATTCATTTCAGGACAACTTAAATATTTTAATATATGACACAAGAACCCCAAAAGACATTTGGTCAGAAAGTTTGGTCAGGTGTTGTAAAAGCTGGCAGATGGTTTAATGGTAAAAAATCTGCAATATCCATTATCGGATTAGGAGCCTGTCAATTGGCAGTCGTAAAAAACAATGTTGATCCCGATGTTCTGGAAGCGATGAACTTCGGATTTACAATCTTGGGAGGCGTAGGAATTATACACCGGGATCTTAAATCTGACAAGTCAATTATACGAAAGGTTAACGATTCTATTAATAAAAACATTAAAAAGCCTTACTGAAAAATCAATAAGGCTTAATATATTACAAGAAATCTTCACGAAATCTTCTCATTAATATGTGTGCTATAACGACACAACTATAATACATTTTTTACATAAACAAACTATTTATTCAATTTTTTTCGTACCTTGTACACGTTATAACGATCTATAATTTCTATTAATAATCAAAAAAGTACTTTTATGGGTAAGATTAAATTAACTCCCGAAGAATTTAAAGCTATTCTTAATAGCGAAATTGGACAAGATCTGCTTATTGTCGGAGCTTTCATTATCGACAAAACCAAAACAGAAGTTGACAACAATGTTGTTTCGAGTATTTCTGATTACAACGCTATTGTTTCTGACTACCTGGGTAAGATGGATGAATTGAATCCCGAAGCAAAAGAAGCACTTCAGGCTGTTGTAAGGTTAGGACAGAAAATTGCAAAGGAAACAGATTGGACATGGGATGATTTTGTATTGAACATGGCCGCAAAAGTTACCGGCGCAAACAAGAAATAAGGGTTTATTGTAGAGTATCTTCCCATGAACAGAAACAAAAAGGTGATTTAGATAGACAGAAAGGTAGACTGCTTGAATATTGCGTTAAAAAGAAATATCAAGTTGATTTCATCTTTGAAGAAGTTGGTTCTGGAATGTCAGATACAAGAGTTAAATTACATAAACTATTAGATATTGCAGAAAAACACAAGATTAATAAAGTTATTGTTGAACATAAAGATAGATTGACAAGGTTTAACTTTGCAGTTTATCAAAGGTTTTTCAGTAGTCATGGAGTAGATGTTGTTATATTAGAAGAAACATTACCAAAGTCTTTTGAAGCTGAATTGGTTGAAGATATTATGTCATTGGTTGCTTCAACATCATCAAAAGTTTATGGCAAAAGAAGTGCTGAAAATAGGAAAAAGAAACAAAGTCAATTACCCCTTGACTGAAGATCAAGGGGCTTGTGTAGTGATGCACAACGTAAGAGTTGATTAGGGAGCTTAAAAATTAAAATTTATGCAGAAGTTACAATTAGAGTTAAAAAACGTACCAGAGAATGCTTCACAAGTTCTTTGCTCTACAAATTCACAATTAAACAGAGAGGAAACTCTCAGTGTTGTGGATAAAGTACTGGATTGTAACAATCCCGATGTGAATCAACACCAACATATAGGTGGTCTTAAAGACGTTGTATATGTATGAAACTGATAAGATCAACTAAATGTAGCTTAAAGTTTGCTACTAAATCTAAAATCGAAGAATTACAAACTATACTTACTGAATATGGTAAGGTTTGTAATGTCTTTATTAAGCACTTCTGGGAGAATGGCAACTTACCATCCAAATCTGAATTGCTTAAAGATATAGTTGATCTTCCAAAGGATACGTGGCTATCGGCAAGATTGCGGAAAGTTTGTGCCCGTGAAGCGATTGATATGATCAAAGCTACTCGTGAAAGGTGGAAAGATAAACCAAATAAGATGGTAATGCCTGTTCACAAAGGCAAAAGAATGTATGTTTCTTGTACTATCGCTGATTTGATAGATTCAAAGGAGTCTGTTGAATTTGATGCTTGGTTGCACGTTGCTTCTGTTGGTGGTAAACATATAATGGATTTACCAATTAGATATCACAAACATTTTAATAAGTTGAGTCTGCAAGGTAAACGATTGAATTCATATATCATTACAGATAGATATGTTCAGTTTAGTTTTGAAATTGAAACTTTACCTAAAAAAGAAGGTAACAAGGTTTTGGGTATTGATACTGGTATTAATGCTTTAGCATCTCTTTCAAATAGAACACAGCTTGGTACTGACATTAAATCATGTATTGAAAGAGTAAAGAGATGTAAGCATGGCTCAAACGGTCAGAAACAGGCTCGTAGAGCTTTAAAACAAAGAATAGATGAAGTAGTCCAAGAGATAATTAAACTTGATCCTGATATGATTGTAGTTGAAAAATTGAAGGATCTTGGAAAGAATACAAAGGTCAAACGTCTATTGACTAAAAATATTAGACGCTCTATTGGAATTTGGAATTGGAAGTATTGGTTGAAACGGCTTGAAATGGCATGTGAACTTAACCGTGTTAAGTTTCGCACTGTAGCTCCGTTTTATACAAGTACAACCTGTCCGAAATGTGGTTATTCTGATAGGATGAATCGAAACTTAGAGATATTCAGGTGTCTTAAATGTAGCCACGAGGACAACGCAGATTTGAATGCATCCTTGAATATTTTGTTGCGATTTATTACAGGACTCTACGGTGCCTGTTGCAAACCAGAAGAAGTAATGGAATTTAACCTTGGTAAGATTTCATAACTTTGAAGGAACGGTTAGTTTATCCCCGGTCAACTGAACCGTGGATTTTTATTACAAAAAAGTCCCCTTATCTTAAAGACAAGAGGACTGACAACCAACGAAAACAAAACACTATTCTGTCGGAACTTGTTCTTTGCTCTTATTCAAAAATTCCTCGATTAGCTTATCCCCTTCTTCAAGTCTTACCAAAGGAATTTCTAATCCGAGATGTTTTTTAGCCCATGCCTTTTTTGCCATAGGCGATTTGATCATTTTATAATCCCCGGCGTCAGCAGCTACCTTATCGACTTCTCCCCCTAAAACCATCATAAATTGGTTTCTTTCTTTTTCATCATTGGTCAATAAGTTGATAATATATTCTTCCTTTGAATGGATCATATTCGGCGGGATATATCCTCCTAATACTTCATGGCTGTCCGTCCAGAAATATGTCCTGTTGTTCGGATTGAACGAGATAAGCTTATCTTTTAAAGCTTTATAGAAGTACATTCCTACCTTTACAATTGTCCCGTCACTGTTAGCCTCGGCAATAAACTGCCTGAAAATCTTGTTATCATCGTCACCGGATTTCCTTGCCTTTTCATTCATCACTTTTATGGCTTCCCATAGTTCATCACGAAGTTCGTTATCTCCTTTGCCATCTACTTTTATCCCCCAACGTCCGGCAAACTTAACGACATCTTCTTTCGTTAACTTTTCAAGGATTATGTTCTCAACAATAGAGGCATTTCTTCTCATGTCAAGCTTTTTCTTTGCCATTGCCTCTTTGTCCTCTACGATAAAACCGAACTGTTTTACATCTACTACTTCAAGTAAGAAATATAGCAATGCGGCATCTCCGTTTAAAGAGAAACTTGCTTCCCGGAAAAACCTTAAATGTTTCTTTGGATAATACTTTTCTCCGTTTTTCAACACTTTAGGATTCTGGTCACAGTATATCCAGTATTCTTTCACACCGGTCTTACTGTTTACCTTATGCCCTGATACGTCAAATCCTTTCGGCTGCTTAAATACAAGTTGATTTTTCTTCAGAGGCGTTATGTCGATGAGTTTTATGACTGCATCATTACCTCTTTTTTCTTTTTGATCTGAGATCCATTTAGACACCAATAGTTCATTATGCGTTACCGGCGTGTCTAAATTCAATTCTTTCTTATCTACGACTATCATTTTGTTTTGTTTTGTGTTGGTATTATGAAAGGAGGGGTATTACCCCCTCCGTTTTTTATTTCTGTTTCCTGTAAAGGAATTTCTGCTCCCAGGCTCCACCGAAGAACTTAGATTCTGACATCATGTAGTAGAATACACCTGCTTTGTCAGTACCCAGGTTACCTCCTTCAAGGTTTGTCATACCTTTCAGTATGTTGAACACCTTACCATTGTTCTCGCCATTGTAATTGGTATACTGAACTCCGATATTCGGTATAGAAGCATTTACCTGTTCCCCGAACTTAGATACCGTGATAGGGTTATCAGGGATGAAAATAGCCATATAAGGTTCTTCATACAGATAATCTCCACTTGCGGTAATACCGGTTACTGAAGGATTGCTAAGCGTGTGAAGTATCTGGAAATAGAAGTTTACACCATTCCAGTTCAATACATCCGGGGTTACCCCTAGCATATTCTTAACCCGGTCATACAGATCGGAAGAAGAATATTTCTCCATGTAATCCCTGAACACATCGTTCATATCCTTGCGGAACATATGGCCGCAGTACACTGCTACGTCCCTTGACGGGTTGCCCATTGCGATAAGCCCTTCGGTTACATTATCCAGATGTGATTCATCGAATGTAGTGTCATAGGTATCGTTAAGTGAATAATCATCCATAAGGGTCGTCAGACCGTCACATGAACGAAGTATCCCATTATCTCCTGTGATCCCTGAAGTACCTAAAAGAACGGATTGGTTGCTGTTTTTTTCTCCCCTGAAAAACATCCAGTCTTCCATGAATTCAATGTCCCTTTCCATTTTAATAGTAAGGTCGTTGATAAGCCAACGGTTTCCATTAAATTCTACAGGCTCAAATTTGGTAGCAACAGAATCCTGCTCAATACCTACGGTAGCTTTGATAATACCACGAGTATAGGTGTAGTCTACAGGGAAGTTGTTCTTACCTTTCGGCTGTCCTTCACCTACCGCCCATGTGTTAGGCCCTACTGCCAGTTCAACTCCTGCCGGAATATCTGTGTCAATATCCGTAGCTGTATTTTTCGGATAGCAAGTAAGAGTGTCGTTTGTAAGTGCATCTGTTCCCAATTTCATCACAACATATTCTGCTGATTTATTCTGTCCTGCCTTCAGATATTTGGCCGGGATAAGAATAACATCACGCTCCTGTACCGGTGATTTGGTACTCTCGTAATTACTCGAATGCAGATAAACAGTGATAGCTGCCCCGGCTTCCCCGGCTGAAATTATTTCACGTGTAACAATAGGTCTCCAATATGCTGTTTCTTCCAGAACATTTAAGTCCTGTGCCGGGCCTCCCATTTCCTGCCCTTTTGCACGGATGATATCCCTGAATAATGGGTATGCTGTCTTTCCGTATTTCTTGTAGATCTGCGGATAAGTATTAGGATCAGTAACTCCTGCTACATTGGCCATCCAGGAAAGCCAAGTCGCTCCGGTATTTCCTACCGTCATATTACTGGTGGGGGTCGTTACGGCCGCTCCACCGATTGTTGCTGTAGTCGGCATTTTATTATTTTTTAAAGTTTCACATTTACACCCCTACAACCTTCCTCCATTGTGCGTTAGCCGCTTTCGCTGCATCGTCCAATTTAGGAGCCTGTGGTGTGCTTATCGGAGTCTTGTTCTCGTACTTCTTTTGAAGTTCAGCTCTTATCTCCGCTTCCTTATGAGATACTATAGCATCAATGATCTGGTACCTGTTCCTGCTAAATATCTCTTCCTGGATAGCTTTCAGCACCTTCAGCCTTCCGGCCTCATCAGGTTGTACGCCTCTCCGTGCTGCGGAAGCAAGATAATCGTTTACGATCTGCGAGACATCCTCTTTTATTTCAAAGTCGAATCCGTACTTTGGTAATGGTAACTTTTTAAGGCTGTCAGTTATCTGAGTCATCACCTCTTTTTGATTCCACTGACCTTGTAAGGCTTCTATATTCTTTGTCTGTTCGTCATATTTCGATATAATCTCTGTTATAGGGTTCTCTGCATCAGGGACATTTACAGACTGAATAGATTTCTTTAAACTATCCCGTAATTCTGCCGCTTTTAACTGTACTACACTTCTTTTCTTTGAAGGTAGTTTTTCAAACAGTTCTTTAGCGGTGTTCCAATCCTCGATATCATCCGTATTTACCCCTATACTTTCAAGGTACGCTTCTATTCCTCCTTTTAATCCTCCATCAAGTCCGGGAGTCTTATATTGGGCAAACTTACCCATCAGGTCAAGATCGTGAACTTTATCAAGGTCTGACGAGACTAACTCCATCGCCATCGTCCTGTCACCACTTTTAGCAAGCTCTGTAGCTATCTGTAGTTTTCTGTAGTTGTCCTTTCCTCCAAACATAGCTACGGGATCATACAACTTCCCTTTCTCCCTGATAAATTCCTCGATAACTTTATTCTTCTCGGTAGCACCCTTTAAATCGGAATGTTCCTTTGAGATTATATCGTATTGTTCAAAGAACGTTTTTAATTCATCATCACTTTTAAATTCCCTTCCTGAATACTCACTGACCTTTTTTAAATATTCCGGCAGTTCAGTTTGTGTTACCTCCACTTTAGGAGTTTCAGATGTTGCTTCCCTTGTGTTTACTTCAGTAGCACTTACTTCTACCGGAGGAATTTCTGCTTTCACAGTTTCCGTTGCTGCCGGTTGTGCTTCCTGTTTCAAAAACAGTAAATCTTTTATATCGTCTGCCATAATTAATTTTGTTTTGTTGGTCTCTGCAAATATATATAATTCAAAATATCACTTTTTCATACAGTTAATTGCTGCTTTCTGGCATTGGCAATCTCCTGTAAATCAGTTATTACATTAGTAGTGTCCTCTCCCCTTTCTATCATTTTCTCTACAAGCATCTTTTTTACGTCATTAAGCATTTTATTTTCATCTATTGCCGTTTGCGATAATCCTTTTGAAAATGCGTTCTGTTGCTGTATCTGAGCATCCATCTGTTTTTCTTTAAGATTACCCTGTATTTCTACCTGTGCAGCCTTCTCATTGGCTCTTCCCTGCTCTCTTATCATTTCCATCTTCTCAGCATGAAGCCTTTTCTTTTCCTGACGTACTTTAAAGTCTACCTTATGAAGTATCTCCATAAAATTACCGCCCCTGTATAAATGATATTCCATATTCATTGCAGTAACGGGGTCAAGGAACCCTTGCGCCACATAGAACTGCATATTTTGGACTACCCGGTCTTTCATCTCATCTGTAGGTCTTGGATAAAATTTAAGCCCTAGCTTATCCATCTGTCCCATATTGTCAATGATCGACTGGACATCATCTTCTCCTATGACCGTTGAATAGTTCTCCCTTGAAACCTCATCTATATCTATTAGGTTAGCAATCATTGGAACTGTCTGCTCCGCTAACTTTATCTTTATCCTCATTACGGCATGCATCAGATATCCCATTGATGTATTTGTTGAATTAAGACTTGCTAATGATGTTCTTACCGGCTGTCCTTTATCCGGTGCCGCTCCGTAATACATAGGGCTTATCCCTGTTAATATCTCAGCCTGCCTTAATAATCCCTCCATAATACTAAGCTGCTCCGTAAGACTTTTATACGCAGTACTCTGTATAAATTTAACCGGTATATTATCCCCTCCCTGACCGGTAGCATTTTCCCCTACGTATAATAATGCAAGTTCCTGCCTCAATACCTTTAACCCCATCAACGGATCATATTTATTATCACCATCCCCATATTCAGCTAATTTAGATATGTCTATGGCCGGGAAGTCCGGTTGTGCTTTAGCAAGTGTATTGACGAACTTTATCCAATGTATTGAAAATAAATGAGCAATAGGCACAAGTGATTCTACGGGACTTTTTTCCATAAGCTTGAACCCCGCAAAACCAAGTGAAGGGACTCCATTAATATAAGCCTGATTTTTAGCCCATCCCCAATCAAATATAAACTCAGTCCCTACTAACCATGAAACATCATAACGGGCTAACCTCCTTGTTTCTATTAGTTTGTATTTTTTCTTGTTATAGTTATCAGTATAAGCTACCCGTGATTTTTTTGTCCCGGTACTATATTCTAATTCTTTTTCTTTGATAACGTCCATAATTCTAAGGTGCATAACGCATACATTAACATCAATGGCGTTAGACATGTAGTCTGTATTTGTATACCATACTGATTTAACATTATCTGAATATGTCCTGTAACGATTTCCTATTTTTTTAAAATCTTCATTGGATAATCCCATCTTTGTACCGTCCGTCATCCTGTCCTGAATTTCCCTTATCCTGTTTAACGGGACTTCTTCAAACCAGTAAAATGCCTGACATCCATCGTAATCTTTCTCCCATGAGTATTGACAGCCTACGTTTCTTATATCTTTATATCTCCATACTACTTTGCACTGGCTTTCATCATATTCAGCTACACCAAAAGCTACCCCGTTAGACCATATATCATCGAATAGTTTTTCTTTTAGTGATTGCGACCAATTTGATATATCTTCAGTATGCGTGATAGCTTGCTCCATTGCTATCATCAGCCTGTCTTTAAAACCTCCTTCATTCTTAATATCCATTAACGCTTCATAAGAATCCGTCAATACTTCTTCCCTGGTAGGCAATCCGGCACGTTTTTTTATATCATTAATTACTCTGTTTGTCTTGAACTTTGCCCATTCCTTGTTCATCCTTAACAATTCCCTGCTGGTCGCATCTGAATCAACACTGTTAAGCTTCACATCTACGTCCCTGCTTAAAAAGTCTCCTTTAGCCTTTCTTAGCATATTGGGCATAGGACTTACTACTTCTTCAAAAAAACCGGTAAACCATCCTTTGCGTGATGCTTCTGCATTGCTTTTAGGTGTAGTATCAAGATCATTAAGGACATTAAGTGTAGGAAGTTCCCCCCCTGCAAAATAATCACGGTACTGTTCAGGAGATTGTCGCCCTCTTGCTATCTTGCGTAGTTTTTCTACTCTTTCATCCCATCCTGTATACGGTATATCGCCCTGATTATTTGTATACTGTCCGTATACTGCTTTTATAAGTTGTCTGGCATATTCAGGAGTGTTCTTCTGAGAGTAAGGTATCCTTTCCATATCGGGGAATAACAGCCCATCTCTCTGCTGAATATCAACATTCGGAATATTTGGCATTTACTTATTTTTCTGTAAAAATAAGATTTCTGTAAAACTGAAATTTCACTCAAATACTATGTGGCCTTAACCATGATTTACTTAAATCTATAACCCTACCCCTTTCTATCCTGTCGATCTTCTTCTGGTATCCTTTCTGGTATCCGAATAAAGCCCATCCGGCTGCTGTAGCTAAGTCTTTCTTATGATAATCCTCCGGGCAGCTTATACTTTTCCATTCTGTTAGTAAGTCCACGTGACATTCATTCTGTACGTGTTTCTCAATATGCTCTGCCGTAAAATTGATCATATCGCCTTTTGCGGTATTATTCTGACCGCCTGAGAATACCCACGGTTGAGGTGCTATTTTACCCGTTGCGCCCATCAGGTATATTAAATACCCGGCGTAACCCCTTTCTATAAAATAGTCTATTACATACTCCGTATTTCTTTCTCCCATACACGGCGCACCATAATAGAAACACATCATAAGCATATCTTCAGCGTACTCTTTTAACGTGTTCATACGGTTCCTGTACGTGCATATAAATTTAGGGGTTGGCCACTGATCGTCCGGCAAGTCCCCATTTAATACCGAATCAGGATTTAATAGTATCGCCCCGCCTCCATCTGACAGGTTAGTATTTTCACCGTATTCTTTACTCTGTGCCTGCGATGCAGTTCTACTTCTGTAAGGGTCTATACCGGCAGTACATATTAAAGAATTCATCGGGGCTTTCGCTTTTACCCTTTTACCCGTTGCCGGATCTGTATGGTTAGATATCGTATATTTCCACTTATTACACCTTCCGATAAGAAAATCAGATACTATCCAACGGCCTTTAGGGTCATTTATCCAACCTACTATCTGATCGGGGATAGCCCAATAAAAGTTACCCCTATATGTTTTAGTGTTCTTTGCATCGACTATCGCCTTGTCTATCTTAATTATATTATAACCCATGTCTCCTGCTGATCCTCTCCAACAATCCGTAAGACACATCGGTTTTTTTCTTAACAATTGGCGGTATTCTTTTAACTTCTCGTAACTACCGTCATTAAGGTACGCATTGAGTTCGTTTTGAAGGGATTCTTTCGCCCCTTTATTCTCGTGTGCGTATATAGGGTTTTTTAATGCAGGGTACTTTAACTGTAGTTCCGTAGGCTTTTCTATTACTGAATATCCCCACCTATCTATAAAACCGTCCATGCCATCATAAGCAGGATTGAATATTCTGAATAATCCTGATAATGTCTGTCCTGAAGGTTTTCTTTTATAGAAATCTGATAACTCGAACATTGTTCTATATTCTCCCCCACCTGATTCTATTTCTTCTACCGTTGATGGATGAGAACTCCACCCGTGAATAATTAAGTCTTGCGCAAGTGTTTCTTTAATAATGGCCCAAGCACTTGAAACGTTACCCCTAACACGTCCCTTACCACTCTCATCAGATAATACAAACATATACTGTCCTGAGTCTAACGCCCTGTCTGTTGACTTTTTAGTAAACCCAAAGTATGACATTAAACAATCTTCTTTTAATGCCGTCTTGGGTTGTGAAAGGTTTATCCCGGATGTAGGTATCTCATTACCGTCCCAAATAGGCTTAAGCCATAACGGAGTATAAAACCATGACGGAGCCAGCTTGTCTTTGAATAATCCTTCCGCATGGTCTCCTTCATCCGCAACAATATCACAAAACGCTGATTTGTTATTCATGAGTATCCATTTCCCTACTGATAACGCTTGGTTCGATGCCCCCTCCCTCCTCCGTTTGGGCTTTATCTCTCCGAAAAATAATCTCCTGCCGACATCTTTCATATCCAAACTTACCGGATTGCCTTCGTTGTCAATCTCTGAAAATGTTTCCATACACGTATACGCATACCACTTAGCAAGATTATTTCTCCTGTCCACATCTCTGTAGTCAGGGTAACATTTACCTTCATTGAGATAATGGAAGTTAAGAAAATAGAAGTGCCACGGTGATATATACGTAGGCTTACCGCAGTTGTAAAACCAGTACCCATACCTCAGATACCAGTGATTAGCCCACATCCACTTTATTTCCTCCTGTAGGCTGTCTCTTTCTTCTTCTATTATTTTCCAGAACTCTTTTTGAATGTGATACCCATTGAACCTGTTGTTGGAACTCTTTTCGTTTTGCTTCTCTATTTCCTTTCTGGCCCTCTTTTCTACCTGAAGTAATTTATCGGGAGTCTCTTTTCTTATAAAGTATTGTTCGTGTATCGGTAGTCCGTAACCATCTATTAGTTTTAAATCCGGGGGATCAGGAAGTTTTAATACTACAGGGCGTAGCGATGTGTCGTTATCGTTTATTACTAGATATTGATCGTGTGGTAGATAGTCTTTAGCGTACTTCATTTATGTAAGTATCTCAATATGTGAATATATCAATATTTGCAAAAGAAAAAAACTTTCCATATATTTGTATATGAAAAACTTGAACAATCTATAGAGCTTTTATTAGAATACGAATATAGTACCTAAATGCTTGTAGACTGTTTTGTTCTTTGAAAAGTAATATCCCTTATGGAGTGAGTATTTCTCAGCAAGTAAAAATTCGTTGTGTGTTTCATCGGCTTCGATAATGTACCGCTTGAATTGCTTAATAATACCGAACTTGACAAAATACAACAACATTTTTTTTGTACTTGCTATACTAATTCCACAAGCGTTTGCTAATAACCGGTAGCCGGAATAGATGTTTGTATCAACATTATCAAGACCGTTACGGGTCTTTTGATATTTCAGTGTTAACCTTTTTAAGGTTCTCCACTTTAATTTGAGCTCTTTTAAATTTGTTGTTACATCAACTAATTTGCGCTGCCGGTTAATAGTAAACAAAAACAGGATAGCCCTCAGTTTTGCTACAACCACATCAAGACTATCCGTCATGTGTATGTCTGCATTTTTTTTGAGATTGTTTCCTGTAGATATCTTTCTAAAACTTTCAATTATTATTCTTACCTCATTTTTGTAATTACAAATTTTCACTAATCCCATATTTTCAAGAATAGGGATTAACTTTTTTACATGATATACTGAAACTTTAAAGGTATTTGATATTTTTTCCGGTGTGTAATCGTAGATAACTCCATTGCGGTAACGAATCTTCAACTTCAACCATAAAGCAAAAGCATTCATCTTATTATGATTGTCCTTGATCTGATCAATATAGTCTACGCAAATTCTTACCATATATAATAAAAAATCCTGGCTTAGTCAAAAAACTGCGAAGTAGAAAGAACTTTAGCCAGGATTTATTTGAATGAACAAATAAAATATTTTTATCGCAGCTTTTTTAACTGCACAAATATAATCATTCTAAAATTTCGCTTTTTCACGCCACCATATTCGGTTATTTTGCCGATAATTACTATTTATCGGTTAATTTCACGCTGCCTTCTGGTTTTGTATCCATTGTTTCTGATATTTGATTCTTTCCTCACGGGTTCTTTGATAATATTCTCGCTGCCTTTTGAGTAGCTTTTCTCTGTTCTTCTGATAGTACGCTTTCCTCATTGCCAGATATAACTCGTGGTCGGTATCTCTGTACGCTTTTTGATACGCCCTTACGTGTTCTTTATTTTTCTCGTGCCAAGTCATTTGAAAAGTTCAATGGTGTCTATATCAGTGTACGTCTTTACTAATTTTCTTAACTCTAATCCTACTTTTTCAGCCATATTACCCCTGTCCTCAATACTCATACCTTCCTTCTCCTGTAATTCACACATCTTATCGAGTAATGTACTCATAAATATTTTCATGGAAGCTCTGAACCCGGCTAAATCATAATTAGGCTTATCTCCTCCGTTGGCCTCAAATTGCCATAATTTTCTCTCTATTTCTTCAAGTACCGGACTTAGTGCTTTTCCTATCATCTTTTTTGTAAAATATTATATCAACATTCCATCTTGAAAAGAAAAGATAAACATGAAATATATATTTACCTTTTTTACCTCCATTTGGCCATATTTCCTTTCCTGGATTAAAATATTCAAAATAAGATTTATTAAATCCTATCTTTATTCCTGCTCCAATTATAATAGATTTTTCACTCGGACTATCTCTAAGCCACTCCTGTTTGTTGTAAAAAAATAAAAATGCTTTCATTTATTGTGGTATTTTATCTCCGACAAACCTTAGCTTGTCTGGTTTATATGTAAGCCCGTAAGGACTATACGGCATTAACCCGTTCTTCTCGAACTCTACCATCTCTACCTCTTTCCTCGGTAACGGATCTTTTACCGAATCGACGCCCTCATAAAGCTGCTTTTTCAGATCTACTTCCACAATTCCTAATATCGTTTTTTCAAGGATTTCTATATCTGACTTAATATTCTGCAATAACTGCCTGTCTTTATTAGATAGCGACTTGTCTGAATTCTTATGTACTTCTATACCCTGATGGTACTTATCAAGTAAAAACTCTAACAGGTGATTGTACAATTGGTCTTTTAACCCTACCGATTCTTCACCACCGAATATCTTTATTTCCAGTTCTTCAATATCCGCTTTCATCGCCTGAAGGTTCTTCCTTCCTGTCTCATCTAACGGCTCACCGGAATCCTGCCTCTTGCGTATTTCAAGGTTAAATTTCTCTATGAGCAGTTCGTACAGCTCGTAATCTTTATTGAGTATTACCCGGCAAAAATTACATACTACCTTATTGAAGTTACGGTCTTGCTTTAATAGTTTCTCTTCAGTTTTATTTGAGAACCTCCCCGATTCATCTAACTCAAACCCGGCAATCTGTGCAGCTATAAACTTTCTCTGGATATACTCCCTGTAGTTCCTTCTTATCTCACTTGCAGGATCATATACTATTGACAAGTAAGTAAACCATTTCTTGCGACCTTTTGAAAGGTCTGCCGAATCTACTTCTAATAATACCTTTTCCTCAAAGTCTTTTGACTTAGGGTCAAATACGAATTTTGAGGTGTTGATATCCTTTAAAAGCATAGGTTGATGTAACTAACCAAAACACCACCGGAAATGACTACTGACTGATATACCTTCCATATCTGCCAGAATACTTTCTTTTGGTCTACCGGTTCAAAAAAATCATCCAAAAGTTTCAACAGATATAATATCCCACCAAGAACAGGAGTCCAGAGGATAATATATTTTATAATCTTTTCGACAAGGAAACCCACAAATCTTTTAGTTTGTGGGAGGAATTGTCGCTCCATATTTAAATTATAATTATTAATTCCAAACAAAACTACCAAAATTAAACACTTTTTCAATATTATTAATGTTAATTGATTTTTTTGTTTTTTCAAGTATTATTCTTTTACCATTACAATGTGTTCCACTTGTTACATATTTTTTACCATTTATCCATATTAAATCTTTTGGTTGAATATTATATCGTTGTTTTCTTATTGATGGTTTAAATCCTTTTCTATTTAATTGAATTGCTCTATTATTACGATGTTTTTGTTTAATCGTTATTGGTTTTATAGTATCGCGATTACTTCCTTCTCGAACTGGACAATGATCATCCTCTTACCTTCATGCTCGAAATTTATCCCGGCATCTTTTGAGAACAACAGCTTATCTCCTTCTTTTACCTTACCCGACCTTACTCCTTCACCTATCGCCCTTGCATAACCCATCTGAGGTCTTAACTCAACCGTATCAGGCACTATTAACCCGCCCTCTGTTACCTTTTCTGGTTCTATCGGCTCTACTAATATCCTGTCTCCTATTAATTCCATATTTTTAAGTATTACATCTTTTTCCATTATTACGGCATTATCGCCTATGATTAACCCATTTCTTGCCCTGAAAAATACATCGTCGTTTTCTTTAAAGATACTGTCCTTATGGGCTTTCAGTACCTTACCTTTGTTCCTTCTCCGGTTCTCATACCTTTTCTTGTAAAGAGGATTTTTTATTATACCTTCCGGTATCTTCTCTCTTTCAATGTATAACCGACCGGGAAATACCTCAATCCTCGATGCCTGCATAAAATGTGTATTTATTGGTGATTGTGCCAAAAGTTCTTTCACGACCAGAAAGCCGTTTCAAAAGTCGCTTAGACGACCTTGTGCCTTTTCGTTGAATAGAACTCCTAACTTTTTGTCTTTTTTCTCTATGGTCTTTCACTGCACAAATATAGTTCATTTGTTTGAAACAACCAAATTTAATTTAACTTTGAGGCGGCAATTCCTCCCATCGGCAGCAAAGCTGACCAATGGGTTTCCTTGCCGAAATATTTATGAATAATTTTTGGAAAAACAAAACCCCCGGTTCATCACGCCGGGGGTTCAACCTTTAACCTAATTAACCCATGAAAACAACTATCTGCATTTTTTATGGTTAAGTTTTCTAAGTATCTCTCGCTTATGCCGTTTTTCTATTCTTTCGCGTTGTTTTGAAGTCTTTTCTTTGGGTTTTTGCTTTTTCCAACGTATCTGACAATTCCTTTTTCAGGACATTTCAACCCGTATATGTAAACTTTAAGCATGTTGTAATCTTGATATATTGTTTAACTTATAATCGAACTGGTCATTATAGTACCCCTTTATGTAGCCTGATACACGGGCTTCAAACATTATTCTATCCCCTTCTTTAAGGGTTAGGTTTGCTATTGTCTTGCCTACTGTAAACCAGATATGGTCTGTTAGTAAGTTACCATCTAAATCCTGTACATTCTTGAAGCATACGGTGTTTTCAGGAAACCCATGATAATTTCGTTTAGTGCCAAACCTATCAATAACCGCAGTCAACTTTATACGCTGACCATCTAACTTTTCTAGTTGTTTTCTCATTTCAGCAAAGATAATAATAAACCACATACTATACAAGTTTTATGTCCAAAAAATCTAATTACATCACAACAAATCGGTCTAAACATTACCTCAAATGTCATTTAATCTTTGTTTGTAAGTATCGTAAGCCAATGTTAATTGGTCAGTTAAATGATGATATTAAGCGAATCTTTCAATCTATTGCAGATGGTTCTGATTTTGAAATTGAGGTTATGGAAACAGACAAAGATCACATTCATTTCTTAATTCGTTACATCCCTCGTTTGTCTATATCTCAAATGGTTCGTAGGCTTAAACAAGAATCCACTCGTCAAATTTGGTTATTGCATTCATCTACGCTTCTTAAAAATGTCCTGAAGCGACCAGATTCGATACTGGTAATCCTACATACCACTTCGGAGTTATATAACGGCGTAACAAGGTGGTAGTTACGCTGGATCAAAACGTCTACTTATCAATCACGGATTTTGCATGTCCAACCGGATCATCCGTGATCGCTTCCGCCACACCTCAGAACTAACCGACCATCCACCTATTCAGGCTTCCAGTCAGTGTCTTTCAAAGAACTTTATTATTTGTTTAATTACTAAACTCTTTCTTTTTTATATTAAAATATTGCATGAGATCAAGAGTTCTTGTTGGATACCTTTCTTCGAATTCCTCTATTATCTCGTCTGCATATTTATAAGGAGTTCGAACTCCTAGTTTTTTATTTTTGCTCCATATTCGCAAAATGTTTTTCTTTGATATTTTACTTGATCCTTTTTCAAAATTACATCGCCCACATGAAGTAACTACATTGTAAAATGTATTAAGTCCGCCAGAATACTTAGGAAATACATGATCTAAATGCAATGTTACCCCATGTTCTATAGAACTTCTTCCACAATATATGCATTTAAAATTATCCCTCTCGAATACCCAAAACCTCATTACAGCATCAGGAGTACTCTCATATTTATCTCTTTGAAAATCTGAACTACATTTATGAGAGCAATATTTTTGGTTCTTGACACTACCAATATATTCTTTTCCACAATACTCACAAATCTTTTTATAAACCATTATTTTACCATTAATCTTATCTCGTATCCTAACTTATCTGCATAATCCTCAACAAATTCAATGCTTATCTTTCTATCTCCCTTTTCATACCTGTTTAACCGTCCCGCTTTCATCCCTAATTTTATAGCCATATTCCTCTGACTTATTCTTTTTTCCTTCCTTAATTCTACTAATCTATCGAAAATTGCCATTCTACCCGTATAAATGTTATTAACTTGCCAAATATAACAACTATTTTTTATCCCACCAAACATTTTTCACCAATAATTATATCTTTTTTTATGTTTTTCCCTGAAATAACCTTTGAGAATTATATGTATGCGAGGGTTGATATATGGGGTCTTTGCGAAATATAAACGTTCGGGGGAATCAAATATATCGTATTGACGGGGCCATCCCTCCAGAAAATCGCATTCATTTCACCCCCCTGGGGTTGATCCAATTGCCTTCAATCCTTTTATTAGCGCGCTTACAGACGGGTTATGTATATATGATATGGTGTATGATATGATATGGTGTATGAAGCTATGTACATATGCCTATTATACCTTATATTTTACTGTCATTGTGTCCGAATTACTATCATATTAAACACATACAAGCAACACGTTAGAATAGATATATTGATACTCAAATAGTTACAATTCTATTTAACATAATATTACTTATACGACAAGTTAATTTATCCTAGTAATGTGGTAGGATAAGTAGTTTATTTCTGTTTAAAACAAATAAATCCCTCCCCAAGTTTACAGAAAAAACTAGTTTACATGGGTTAAATTGTGACATTTGTTACATTATCCGATATTTTAATACGGTTTAGGGCGTGCTGTTTGCGGAAATTATTAATAGCGACAAGATTTGAACCTTTGTTCTGTTTATAAAAGGTTATATTGGTAGTAATAAAATAATGGTCTATTATCTTTACTTTTTTTTTGATTAGCTTATTAAGAAAGTTAAGGGATAGCTTAAGATGTTTAGCAGTATCTGTTTTTGATCTTATTCCGGCTTCTCCTGTTAATATATCAACTAAGAGTACATTCATGATATTTCATATCAATGTATCGAATGGATTAACTTGTTTTGTGTTCGGTTCCGGGTTTAGTTCCTGGGTTTCTTCCGTTTTTTCTTCGTTTTCTTGCCTCAATTGATTAGTTAAGTCAACAAGAATGAAATATTCAGGGTTATTGTTGGTTGTTGTACACAACGAGAATACTGTCGTTTGGTCTGACGGCTCGTTTCTTCTCATTATCCGAACAAATATGTCCGGATTGCCTGGAATTAGCTTAAGGGATCTTATGAGATGATCTTTTTTCACTTTAGTATTCTTCTTTTGTAACTCTTTAGTTTTACACCTATAAAAAAGAGTTTGAAAAGTAGGTGATTTTTTAATTCGCTGTTACCTTTTCTGTGTTTCATAACGTATTTTTTTTGGTTGCCCATATATATACGTTACTAACCTAGTTAAGGTTTCAATGTACTTGGTTTAAAAAGAGGGCCGAACTGTCTTCACCTTGATCCTGCAAAATGGTTGTCCGGCCCGCCTTTCCTTTTTGTCTAACCATGAAAACATACAAATATAATCATTTCTAACTAATTAGCAAGAAAAAGATGATTTATCTTATTAACTTTTGATGATTTAAATCACCTGTTTGCGGTGATAATGTTCATCGAAAATAATTGAATAAATATTTGCACAGTAATAATAATGTATGTACATTTACTTCATCAAATTATTACAAGCTCTTTTAACCAATTAAAACTTAATACGATGGTAGCTTATAAAGAATCACACAAGGCAAAAGACGTATGCCGCTCTCCTGAGTACTATTGGGATATAGATGGTGATGAAGATGTCACTCTGATTTGGTACGTAGGCAATACCTCAATTTACGCGGATGAAGTACAATACAAGGGGAAGACTATTCATCGCAATTAAAGGCAGTGAAATAGTATACGATAAAATGCGCGGTTACGTTTATCATCTGGATTGTGGTAAAGATATTATACAAGCCACAAGAGCAGCAAAAAGTCTTGAACAATACGGAACTGATATTTATTAATCCTTTACCGGGCAATGGTGAAAGCTATCCCGGTTTTGTCAGTGTGAACTACCCATCAACTAAAGATTGATGGGCTTCAAAAGAAAGCGAATGCAAGCATTAACTTTACATATTGAACTTTTCGCACTTCAACGCCTCCTTTTCAGGTTTTACAACCTGTTGTGCAGGACGGCTCGATGCGCTCAACCCTCTGTCCCGGAGGTGAACTTAATTTGCACAAACAAAGAACTTCACTACAAAGATACAACAATTATTTCAAAAATGCAAGCGAAAAAAAGGAGGTCGCTTACATCCCATCGGCACTTCGTGACCAATGGGTTTTACGCTCCATTGTATAAATATTTGCACAGTAATAATAATGTATGTACATTTACTTCATCAAATTATTACAAGCTCTTTGACGTACTGACAAGCACAAGGCAAATTGACCGGGTAAAATAGCGGTCGCGCGGTGACTTTTACTCTCTCAATTTGTAGCTTAGTTGTTTACTTGTGATATTTTACCCTTAATCAGCTTAAGACTGTCAACCGATTCGTGACCGGTTAAGGGTACAAATTTAACCAATTAAAACTTAATACGATGAAAAAAATGAAAACACAAAAACAGGTATTACAAGACAATCCAGATTATAAAAATCTGATAAATGCAGTGATAAGGCAACTTGGAGGCACTGATTATGTAATGGATATTGTTAATCACGGCGTTGATGGCGGCTTTCCTGGTTTCACTTATTATTCCGACACCGTGCCCTTTGCGATGAAACACAGAAAACATATTGTACAACTACTTGAAGAGATGGCCGAACAACTTGGCGAAGACGTTGTAAAAATGGTATCCGGTTTTGGTGTGTTCCGTAATAACCCAATGGATAACGATGACAGAAAAGACTTGTATTGTTATCTTGGTGGCGGTAAATGCAAGGAAACAACTATACCCAATTTAATGGCCTGGTTTGCGGCTGAGGAGGTTTGTCGGATGTTTGATAATTGATTGCCGGTTTCAAGTCCGTACACAATTCAGAGAACAGGGTGTGAAAGCCCTGTAATGAACCAATCAAAAATTAAAATTATGGATTACGAAGCCTACAAAAAGACAAGTATTATGCCTATCCAATTTAACGATAAGACAATACCTGTTAAACTAGAATCACAAGAATATCCTATCCGTATTAAGTTTATTGGAGGCGGAAGGATATTAGCGGAGATAATTGATGTATGTATGAATTAACCAAATATTAAATATTATGAAAACAATACAAGACTATAAAAAAGAATTTACACTAAAACAGGTTTTTCGTTATCCTGAAGGCGTTTTAACAAGGGCTGAATGGCTATCAATACAGAAAAGAAACGGTTCAACCGTAAGTGAGGAAAAACAAAGGAACAGGGCGGCAGAAGACAAATTAGAACAATGGATTAAAGACAGGGCGTGGAAAATCCCTTTTGGCAACGATCAACACCCAGACACAAAAGAATGGCTACAAGCAAAAGAAACGCTCAAACAAGGCATATTTAAGACTGTTTATAGATTATACAAGGCAAACACTGATACGTTTACCGATATAACAAAAACCGAGTTTAATTATTTTAACTCCCTTTAACACAATTGACCATGAAAGGCATATTAAAAACAAAAATCTGGTTAACCATTGCCGGAGAAAAGAAAAGATTTGATTATGAAATCGAATGCACTCTAGAAGAGGAAAATATAGGGTATACAGATCAAGGCAATTTTGTTTGTGTGCTCCCATCAAAAAAACACGTAGAAGCAATAAAAACAGCATACGATAAAATATTTCACATGTAATCATTTGCCGGGCAATGACCGAAAGGTTATCCCGGTTTTGGCATTGAAAACAGTTTGTTAAACCTAATTTTTTTTATTATGAAAACGTTAGATAATTACATTCACCTCTGCAAAGTGTATGTGAATGACCCTATTAGTATTTATTTTCAAGTATCTGAGTTCAAATGTTCGCCTAAATATACCTATTCAACGGGTAGATTTACCGGCGGTGATATGCAATTCAAAATACATTGCACAAAATACGCGCTTAATTGGTTACGAATTCAATTCGGTTACTTACCTGAGAAAAAGCACGTAAACACCTCAAATGATTGTAACATACAATTGCAATACACTGTAGATTTAACTGAAAAAAACATTGCGATCCTGGAACAGCTCAACAAACTGGCCCGGCATAATTGGCTGCAATTAATTTCTCTTGGTTCCTTGTCTTCTGATTATGCTAGCTTCATGCCTGAAAGCAAAAAGAAAAGAGACGCAATAAAACAACAAATTGCATCCGATTCTATCAATTCTGATTATTCTAAAAGATTAGCTGAAATAGATAAAATGTACAGGAAATTGCAGAACGACAAAAGATGGCCGCATGCAAAATACAGACGAATTTTAAGAGCGCATAAATAAACCTAAATTTTACTTATATGAAAACTGAACACTATCAAACTGATGAAATGATCCTTCAGGAATGGGCTGAAAATGGTTTTATTGAACTACCAATATATTGTTAACCATGATCTTTATACTAATTGTTTCCGCTTGTGCGGTGTGCTTTTATCCTGTGTTTTTAACACTCGATAAGTTTTCTAACTCTAAAATCTCCTGAATGGTTTCTCCGGGGTTCGATTCCCCGGACAGGAACAAACCAAAAACACAATACAATGAAGAAACGTGAACTAATAGCCTGGTTACTGGCAACGGGTACGGTTATCTACTCAATATTCATAACCTACAAATACGTTGACTTAAACTACCAGGTAAGGCAAATTTTACCCGTTTTACAGGAACAAGCTGAACGGGCAAAAGAAGTATTTAGCGATGTAGGAAAAGAATTAATCTATTCCGATTCTCTGAGAATGAAGAACGCTGAATATGATCTTTACTACTCTAAAACTGATCCGCGGGAAATATTACGTGATCTTTCACCTTTTGAACAAAACTTAGGAGGTGAATAAAACTCATTTTAAAGCGATTTAAGGCTACGAAGTAATAAAACGGCCAATTCATTGTCTGAAGGTTTTTATTAGCTAATAGCCTTAAATTCGCTTTATTTTGAATGTGTTTTCAGTAATATGTCAGACGGCTAAACTCTCAACGGTTATAAACCGGTTCTCCGGACGGCCAATATACTTTGCGCCGGTTCCGATAATTTGATTATATTCATGTCAAAGAACATCATGTAATTTACTAAAATTAACTGACTTATGCAATATTCAGTCAAAGAATTAAAGGAAAATATTCAGTTCTGCCAGAACGTAAAATATCAGGTTGATATAGCCATGAAACGGCTTATTCAGGATGATATTGAAATGCTGGAACAGATGCTTCAGACGATTAAGCCGGATGAGGAACTGGTACGGTTAAGCCCTTCCGGTGAAGCTCTCTACGGCTACGCTTTACTGCCGGTAGATGAACGGGTACACCCGAACATTAGTCTGCGTGATCTCATTAAACCTCAATCCCATGAACTTTTTTGAAATTCTACTTTTGATAATCTGTTTAGGATTATTGGTTACGGTTATCATTGAAGCGGGGGTACGGCTAACAGCCCCGATAAACCACAACGGTGAAGAAATCTTTAATTTTGATATATATGGCACGACCTTTTAAAGAAAATCCTAGAACGGATAGGATAGCTTTCAGGATAGAACCTGATAAAAGAAAACGGTTAACAGGTTACTACAAGAACCTTTCTAAATTGCTTTACGATTATTCGGATAAATTACTGAGGGATATTCCTGAAGAATGAAAATATTTAAAACATAAGACAATGACCAAATTTGATTACATAAAAAGAGCTCAAGAAAAAAGGGCAAAAGAATTTCAAAGAAGTTTTAACACTTATATGCAAAACCCTTCAAAAGATTTTGCAAGAGATTTAAACACTGATTATTATGTTAATCAAGGTTTATCAGAAAGCGGTAAAGCAATGAAAGTTTTAATATTTTGCGAATATGATACACGTGAAGATGGTAAATTATACAGCCATTTTACATTTTGGGTTCCAGTTTCAGTTGTAAAAGATAATATTATTCCTAAATGGTTTGTAAATAAAATGATGAATGAAAAGATAAACAATGGCACTATAATAACTAATATTTGTTCAAAACTTAATAAATAAAAGCAATGAAAACAATAAAGCAATTATTTAATGAGCTAAAAGAAAAAGACATAAAAACATTTAATGTCATAGCTCAAAATTATACTAACGAAATGGCTACGTGTTTAAATCCCTTCAAAACAGAAAATTTCTACTATCGTAGATTGTGTGAAATTTTAGGATATGAAATAACTGACAGCCCCAAAATAGACCAAAAAAGAATAGCTGATGATTTAAAGAATGAAATTTTAGAACAATGAAAGCCGAAGATTTAATTAATTGGGGTGAGCTTAGCCGTTTTCTGGCAGGCTCACGCCAAACTGTGAGAAGAAATTCAATACCTAAAATTCATAAGCAATTTATAGATGATTTGCTGAAAGCTATGAATAAGGTGATTTCCAAACGGCTTGATAAAGCCGAAGCGGGTGGGCAAAAAAATAATAAAATTACTCCCACTGAACCTGATTAGAAGTGCAGGCTTGCGCTTGTACATAACGTTTGGTGGTATGGTTAGTAAAGCCGTGCCATTACTGCTGAATCGAAGAACTAAACAATATCACGGCTTTATTAACTATGACCGCTTGTTAGCAACTGGGCGGTTTTAAAAACAATAAGTAAATGGATATAAAAGAAATTAAAAGTACAGAGGTTAGCGAAATGTATGATTTTTTAGAAGGATTACAAGACTATGGTCATATTTACCACTATCCACCAGAAAAACTTGATGAGCCTTTTAAAAAAATAATGGAGGGTATTGAGGAAATACAACAATTAATGAAAGATAGTTTTGAAATGTAACGGAATGCAGCCTTGTTGCTAACGTTTGGCGATATGTTGTGGTTGCGGTTGTAAAACTAATGACTTTGATTAAATAAAGAAATGTTAAATAACTTAAATAGTGAGCGATTATGAAAACATTATTAAACAATTTAGAGAAACAGATAGAACAAATTACAATTGAACATAAAGAGGATATTGAAAATGACACATATTGGAGAGGAGTGAAAATTGGATTAGAAGTATGTATCAATCTTATTAAAGAACGGTTAGCGAACGGTGTTGAACATGGCGAGAGCAACTACAATATATCGCTTGTTAGCCAGCAAAGCGAACTGTTATTGGCTTTCGTAGATTATTACAACAATCAAGAACCATATGAATATGTATCAAAAACATCAGTAGAAAGATTTTTAAAAGCCAATAATTGTGGCTAACGTAATGCAGCTATGAAAAGTAGCGGATTATAAAGCACGGACTATCGAATTAAAAACAAAGTAAAATTGAAATACAAACTTAAATATTAACAACAACCCCGCTATTTTTTATAGGTGCTGTTATGCATCTGGTGGCGGATTAAAAATGAGAATATGAAAAACAAAGCAGATTATAGTAAATACGAATGCCCTTACTCGCATTTGGAAAAAGAAAGCGGACATGAATTACATGGCCCTGAAGGTTATGAAGATTGCTATGGTGTTTGGTGTGCTTGCGGATTTAGAGCACCTGTTTTTTATTTAGAGCCTGATGAATTAGGACTAAAGTTGAAAAAGGAACGGATGTAGCCACTTGTGCATAACGGCAAAGTATAACCGTCAGGTGGGGGATTGAAAGCTCCGAACATTCACTTTGACGCTAAACTAAATTAGGAGCAAATAACTTGCATTTGGCACGATGCCCCCACTTGCGGTTATACAATGTTATAGGGCGTTTTTAATTCAAGTCAAAATGATAGCAACAGTAAAGTATCAGGTAGCAACCTACTCAGGCGAGGTTCAGGTTAATTGCGATGAAAATGATGAAGATGAATACATCATCGCAAAAGCAAAGAGAATAGTAACCCAAAGGGCTGGCGGTTCGCTACCTTTCGGTTATGAAAGTTGGAAAGTTATCGAGCGTTCTTAAATGCCCTATAACGGTTTGAATAAAAAATCGGTGGGATTTGAAAGTCTTGACCTATCCAACCGCTAAAACTTAACTACAAGGCACAGTGGCTAAAAAGCCGCACAACACCCACTGTTTTTTATTTTGTGTTGTGCGCAGTACTTTATGAGTTTTAAAAAATACAGAAGAACGCAAGTTGCAGAAATGAGACCTGTTACAGATTACGATGTTGAAGTTTACAACAAGCACGCTGGTGAACTAATCGTAATGAATAAAAAAAGAGTTGTTAAGGTATCAATTTCGGTTGAAGATTTGGCTAATGGTTCTCCTAAAAGTGGCGATATGATTGCTAGAAACCCTAAAAACCATAATGACCAATGGTTGGTTGCTGAACAATACTTTAATGACAACTTTGAGTCAATTTAGTATTGCGCACAACATATGTATAAGCGCACTTTACAGACGTAAATAATCATGTAATACAGTAACAATGGCACTTACAGAAAAACAAAAATATAATATTCAACAACTCTCCATTGAAGATACAATAGAAATACTT